ATTTATTGAAGATGTAGGCCTATTATATGAAAATGATGATAAAGTTCAACTTTTAAAAGAAGGCATAATTTGGAGTGCTGAAAATAATAAAGAAAGAGTTATTAATTGTTGGAAAAAATATGTATGTGATAATTTTAGAGAACAAATTGCTAATAATGATTACGAATTCTTTACCGATCATGCAGATTGGAATAAAGTTATTACACATAAAAATAAAGATTTAATAATGCCTAAGTTAATGGAATTGCGAGAATCTGTAAGAAATCTTGATGTTAATAATAAATTAAAGGCATTAAAATATGTTGAAAATTTAATTAAATTATGCGATTTATATAATTCTTAAACAATAATTTAAATAAATATAATTAATATTAATTATATTTATGGATAATTCAGATAGAGAAGTAATTGATGATTCTAATACGGAAATTAAAGATGAAACATCTAAAGAAAATAGTGATTCTACAGATAATGAAAAATCTCAAAAAAAATTTATGGAATCATTTCAAGATAAAATTTTCTCTGAAATTCTTGAAACTGCAAAAAATATTGATATGAATAATGATGAAAAACAAAATAGTACTCAAGATGAAAATAGTGAAACTACAGTAGATCTAACTGAATTTAATAAAATTATTAGTGATTTTTTACAAGATATTCTTTTAACTTTTCCTGAATTAATTGATAATTTAGATGATCATTTAAAAATTATTTACAATAAAGATAATGAAGATCCTTTAATACTTGATAATGCTTTTAAAAATATTTATCTTTTTGCACAAAAAACTTATCCTGAAAGATTTTTTGATATTTTATATCAAAATGATAAAATATTTGATGATGATGACAATAATAACACTTATTTTTTACCCAATATTCAATTCTCTCAATTATGGAAAGAAGATATATCTGATCAAACTAAAAAAACTATTTGGAAATATATACAATTAATTCTTTTTACTGTAGTTACTAATGTTAAAAGTGATAATTGTTTTGGAGAAACTGCAAAATTATTTGAAGCTATAGGTGAAGATGAATTTAAAAATAAAATTAAAGAAACAATGGAAGAAATGCAAAATGTATTTAGTAATGCTCAATCTCAAGAAAATAATACTGAAGGTATAAATATGGATAATTTGCCAAATCCTAATGATATTCACAATCATATTAATGAATTAATGGATGGAAAATTAGGTAAATTAGCAAAAGAAATTGCTGAAGATACTGCTAATAACCTTGATATCGATCCAGAAAATATTAATAATGTTGGTGATGTTTTTCAAAAACTATTTAAAGATCCTTCAAAATTAATGGGAATTGTTAAGAATGTTGGATCTAAATTAGATGAAAAAATGAAAAGTGGAGAACTTAAAGAAAGTGAATTAATTCAAGAAGCTACTGAAATGATGGGAAAAATGCAAAATTTACCTGGAATGGATAAAATGAGTGATATTTTTAGTAAATTAAATATGCCTAATTTTGCTGGAAATGGTAAATTTAATAAAGGTGCTTTTGACTCTATGATGCAAAATAATCTTAAAAAAGCTAAAACTAAAGAAAGAATGAAAGCTAAATTAGATGATAATAAAAAAAATAATGATCAACCTGATGATAATTTATCAAAATCGGAATTAGATAAAGTTAATCAAAATTTACAAGAAATTATGAAACAATTAAATTTAGATAACATTCCTGATATAATGGAGCAAATTAATTCTCAAAATTCTCAAAATTCTAGTAAATCCAAAAAGAAGAAAGGAAAACCTGCTAAGAAAAAATAAAATTTAATATATATATATGTCTATCCCATTTTGGATTAATAAACCTTCAATATTAATTGAACCAAAATATATCTTTGATCTATGGCCTCAAGAAAAAATGTCCTACAATCAAAAACTTAATGCTATTTCTAGAGTAGTCATTTTATTAACTATTTTAGGATCTATGGTTTTTATGTCTTTAAGATTATTTTTTACTGGAATTATTACTTTAGGTGTTATTATTTTTTTACACTACATTCAAGAAAAAGAAAATAAAAAAGAAAAAGAATCATTTGTTTCAATGGATTTTATGAAAAAAAATTATCTACCTCCTGCTCCTATTAATCCATTAATGAATGTACAATTAACTGATTATAAAGATGATCCTGAAAGAAAACCTGCCGCTCCATCTTTTAACCCTATTGTAGAAGAAAATATTAATCAAAGTACTAAAAAATTTGTTGTTTCATCTTTTGAACCTCAAAATAAAACTGAAGAAGAATGTATTAAATCTAGGTTATTTCAAGATTTAGGAGATAATTTTGTTTTCAATCAATCTATGAGAAATTTTTATTCTACTCCTAATACTACTATTCCTAATGATCAAAAAGCTTTTGCTGAATTTTGTTATGGTGATATGATTTCATGTAAAGAAGGTAATCCTATAGCTTGTGCTCAATGGGAACCTAGATTAGGATCTGTTCCTGGTGGATAATTTATATTTATTTAATTAAAATTTTTATATTAAATAAATATATATATGATTGCCAGTGATTATACCTTTAATAAAATGACTAATATTAATGATGATTCTTGTGCTCTAACTCAAACTAACATTGAAAACTCACAAGCTGAAAATTACATGTTAAATAACTTTTTTCCTGCTTGTCCTATGACTAAAGCTATCGACTTTGCTACTCAGCAACCCTTTGTTTTCTATAATGGAAGTCATCAAGTCGGCATAAGTGGTTGCAATATTACTCAAAATAGTGAGCTTTTACATACTCCTATTTCTAGACCTCCTTGTAGAATTAGTCTTTTACAAAGACCTTTCGCTACTGTTCCCTTTTTAGGAAGAGGCAGACATAATGTTAATTTGGAATCTGTTTTAAGGGAAGGTGAATTAATTCAAAATAATCATAAATCTGTTAATCCTTCTAGTGAAGTTAGTTACATTAACTATAAAAACTATCCACTTATCCCTGAAGTTCAAAATACATTAGCTAATGGATCTAATCAAATTGAATCTGATAAATATGCTGGATGGATTCGTGGTGGTCTTCCATCTAGAGAATATGCTAGAGATCAATGTAATGTATCTTCATAATAATAATTTAAATATATATTTATTAATAAATTTATATTTAATGGATCATGTAATTTTAGATTTTATACCTACATACAAACTAATTACTGATAATATTAATGACTCTAATATGTTATATCAACTTCAATTATTACAATTTTTTAATATTAAACATTTCGATGATTCTATTATTAATAATAAAATAAATAATATTTATTTAGAAATTAAAGATAATGACAAAATTATAGAATTAATACAAATTATTAAAAATAAAAATCCTAATGTCTCTATTGATGATTTTATTGCATTTAAATTACTATTTAGTTATGACTATTTTAATATATTTATTAAATGTCTTTATCAATTAAAATTCGATAAAAAAATATCTGTTATAGAATTATCCAATTTAATTAATTATATTAAATAAAAAACAATATTTTTATAAGATATAATGGATACACGAGCTAGAAATTATCCAGCTAATTATTGTCTTCAACAGAGAGATAATAAACTTTCAAAAAATTATACTCTTTATGAACACGGTGCTATGGGAACTCCTGTTAATCCAGCTATTCCTACTTTAGGATATACTCCTAGTCATATGAATAGTAATGTATTTTCTAATAATCCTATTGAAATTGAGTCTGCTCTATTTGGTATTAATGCTAATAATTTAGTAGATCCTCAAAAACCTGTTAACCCAGAACTTAAATCTATACAATTTAAATCATTTTTTGAAAGAATTCCCTTAATTATGCCAAATCCTTTAATTTTAGATAGTAATCAACGCCCATTTCCAGTCCCTTAATAAAGTTATTATATATTTTTTTTATATAATAAGTTTATATAAAATGTCATCAGTTCGACCTGATACAAAAATTAAAACAAGAATTATTAATGGTGAACCAGGACAAAAAGGAGAACCAGGACAGAAAGGAGAACCAGGACAGAAAGGAGAACCAGGACAGAAAGGAGAACAGGGCGAGAAAGGAGAACCAGGTCTGAAAGGACCACCAGGACAGAAAGGAGAACAGGGACAGAAAGGAGAACAGGGTCAGAAAGGACAACAGGGTCAGAAAGGACAACAGGGTCAGAAAGGTGAGAAAGGTCAAAAAGGTGAAAAGGGTCAAAAAGGTGAGAAAGGTGAAAAGGGTCAAAAAGGAGAGAAAGGTGAAAAGGGTCAAAAAGGAGAGAAAGGTGAAAAGGGCGAGAAGGGTCAGAAAGGAGAAAAAGGTGAAAAGGGTGAAAAGGGTCAGAAAGGTGAAAAAGGTCAGAAAGGTGAAAAGGGAGAAAAAGGTGAAAAGGGTGAAAAGGGAGAAAAAGGTGAAAAGGGACAGAAAGGTGAGAAAGGTGAAAAGGGTCAAAAAGGAGAGAAAGGAGAGAAAGGTGAAAAGGGCGAGAAGGGTCAGAAAGGAGAGAAAGGTGATAAGGGAGAGAAAGGAGAGAAAGGTAATAAGGGTGAAAAGGGACAGAAAGGTGAAAAGGGCGAGAAAGGTAATAAGGGCGAGAAAGGTGATAAGGGTCAGAAAGGAGAGAAAGGTGAAAAGGGTCAAAAAGGAGAGAAAGGTCAGAAAGGTGAAAAGGGCGAGAAAGGACAGAAAGGAGAGAAAGGTGAAAAGGGAGAGAAAGGCGAGAAAGGTCAGAAAGGTGAGAAAGGCGAGAAAGGTGAAAAGGGTGAAAAGGGAGAGAAAGGTCAGAAAGGAGAGAAAGGTGAGAAAGGAAATAAGGGAGATAATGGGATAGTAATGGGTCTTGATTTTACTAATTTAAATATTCCTACAATTAAAGCTGATTTAACGCAAAATACCCAACCTCGGTATGGATCTGCTATAACAATAACAGCTGGTAATACAATAAAAAATGGAGACATTGTTGTATTTGATTTTTCAAATGGATCTGTTAAAGGTATAAAGCCATTTACATTACCAACTCAAAATACAATTGCAGGAGTAGCAATAGAAGATATTGCAACTGGTAGTAATGGCAAAGTAATAATATATGGATTTGCAACTGTTAACTATAGACATTTCGTTCCCCCTTCCACCATAACTATCCTGTTAGACAGTGCAAATAATGGTAATACAACAGTTTTACTGCCAGGTACAACAGTATCATTTAAAGATTCAGCAGGTTCAGGAACCTATAGTAGTAATGAAACTTACACTTATATTTTTGACTCAGGTAGTATTAATGATAAAGTCCAGTTAAATATAAACACATTTGAATTTGAAGGATCGGGAACAACTTCTTACGATAGATTAGGTTTTCAAGAGTCGGATGATGATATAACTTATTATAATTGTGCATTCGGTGCCCCCCTGGCAAGTTCCTCAGGTGGGATCCAAACAACAAGCAACCCCAACCAAGGTTGGAGACGCATGCAAAATACAAACAGTTGGCAAACTGGAGTTCAACAGGTGCTAGCTGGCCCTTATGATGATGGATATGTTTTGCCAGCTAGCGACAGCACTACTAGGGGTGGATTAATTAAAAGTACTACCTGGACATCAACTAAGCGATATTTAAAAGCTTTCTTTTATTCAGATGGTTCTGTAACAAGAGACGGTTGGGATATCTCTGTGAATTCAACGGCGGGGGTTAACCAGGGTTTAACTGGATTAGGAACTTTTGTATACTTAGATAACCAAGATCCAGCAAGAGGAACTAATGAGTCAGGAACTGGAAGATTAATAGGAATATCAACTGGTGGTACTTATTCAAACACTTCAACTGTAATATTTGTAGAGCCTCCACGAGTAACTTAAATAATAATAAGATTTTTGTAGATGCTTATTTTCCTACAGAAACATAATTAATTTGTTAATTTTTTTCTTTAAGTTCTTTTGTATTAATTCCTTTCTTACACATACCTTTAATAATTTTTTTTCTTTCATTCTCTCCGATATTACTTGTACTATGATTTAATACTTTGATAAATTTATCTTGATCTTTTTCATTATCTAAATAATTAGGAAATTCATCTTGAAAATTTTTTTGTATTTCTTTTGTAATAGATCTTTCACATTTTTTTATTTCTTCATGCAAATTATTATCTTCTGGTGACATATCAATCCATTTATCATTATTTTTTACAATTAATTTATTTCTTTTAATATCCATTAAATAATATGGTTTTTTATTGTTATCAATCTCTTTATAATTTTCTGTTATAACAACGGTTATATTATCTTCAAAATTATTTTCTAGGAGTTTATCAGAATTAGGAAGGTATTGACATACATTTTCTTGAATTAATTCAACAAATTCACTTAAATTTAAAGCATCAGGACAATGAGTATTTAAAAATACATTAATATTATTAGTTTGATTAATATTATTAGTATTATTAAAAGTATTACCTCCTGTCATTTTTGGAGCAATTTCTAAAACTTTATTACAAACTTTTTCTAATTTTTCTACATCGGTATTTTGTTTTATTAATTTTTCTTGAAGATCTTTATTTTGTACTAATAAATCTTGAATTAATAATTCATTTCTCATATTTTTATTAGTGAAATTAATTTCACATTTTTTTAAATGTTTCCATAAACCTGACTTAGTTTTGTAAAATTTTTCACAATTTTTACATTTAAATTCATAATTTGATGCTTCATTAAATTTATGTTTTTGTGAAGATAAATGTCTATTAAAATCAGTTTTTTTATCGGAAAAAAATTCACATTTTTCACAAAAATATTTGTATTTATGATTATCTAAAAATAATGTCATTTCTTATATTATTATATATTTTTGTCTTAAGTTTTTTAAAAATTATTTTACGAAATTTTACGATTTTTTCAAATTAACGTCTTAATTATTTTAATATATAAAATATATTAAAACCATTATCATTTGGTGTAAAATCGGTTTCCAAAATTGGAAACTTTGGAAACTTTTTGTAAAAAATAAATTTTTATCCAGATTTTTTCAATATTTATTATCTAAAATCATTTGGTGTAAAATCGGTTTCCAACTTTTACGATTTTTTGTTACTGCATCAATAACAAGATTTTTTGGTTTTATATTTTTTTGTTATTGAAACCCCGTGGTGTAAAATCGGTTTCCATTTTTTTCCACTTTTGGAAACCGATTTTACGAAAAAATTGTTCAGTCATAGTTTTTTTGGACTTTAAAATTTAAAATAACACGATGTCAATGTAAAATGATTCTAGAAAATAGAAATTTGGATTTTTAAGCCAATTTTGAAAAATGGACAAGTTTTTATTTGTCCATTTTTAAAAAATGAAATTTTAAATTTGAAAAAAAATTTTTTTATATTTTTTATATTTTAATAAAAATTAAACCTTTAAAGTCTTATTTTTATTTTTAAAGTAATTTACTACTTTTTTATTATTATAATATTTTTTATTAATTTTAGTTAAATAATTACTATTAATGTAATATTAAAAAAATTAATATAATTTAAATATATTAATATGATCTCTTCAAGTGATAGAACTAAATTATTAGGATTACCTCCATGTTGTCCTCCTCCTAATTGTCATCCACATGGAGACGGTGGTTCTGGTGATCCTGGACCGGAAGGCCCTCAAGGTCCAAGGGGAGATAAAGGTGAACCTGGTCAAAAAGGAGATAAAGGTGATCCTGGTCAAAAGGGTCAAAAAGGAGATAAAGGTCAAAAAGGAGATAAAGGTGAAAAAGGTCAGAAGGGAGAGAAAGGAGAGAAAGGAGAGAAAGGTGAAAAAGGTCAGAAGGGAGAGAAAGGAGAGAAAGGAGAGAAAGGTGAAAAAGGTCAGAAGGGAGAGAAAGGCGAAAAGGGTCAAAAAGGCGAAAAGGGTCAAAAAGGTGATAAGGGCCAAAAAGGCGAAAAGGGTCAAAAAGGCGAAAAGGGTCAAAAAGGTGATAAGGGTCAAAAAGGTGATAAGGGTCAAAAAGGTGATAAGGGTCAAAAAGGTGACATTCCAAGATTGCTTGAAGAAGTTAAATATACATTTGGTCTAATGAGTAATGCTGCATGGTATTGGATTTCACCAAGTAATTCTAATCCTACAGTTGGTGGTGTTGGAAATGCTGTTCCTCCTAATGATGCAATTGCAGGAACAACTACAATTCCTACTATTCCATCACAGCGTTTAATACAACAGCCATATGTATGGTTAGTGCCAGAATCTGATGTATGTCCAAGAGAAAAAAGACCTGTTGCTGGCGGTGTGGGAGTTTTTTATCCTTCAGATATTTGGCCTTTATACTTTAATCATTTTATGCATCCTCCATCTGTAGCCATGGGTCACAAGTCAGTTATTCTTCGGGATTATCAAATACATTTAGGTCCATTCTACAATTGGAATTTTAACAAACTTCCAAACATATATGATATAGATCCTATTACTGGTAGACCACGATCTACTTGGTATTTATTTGTTGTAGCCTTTGCTTGGTGCCAGGATTTCCCATATAGATATCAGCCAACTAACCAAACCGTCCTTCCAGACCGTCAGACTAATCAATTTATACATTTTCCAATTCCCGGACAGTTTATTCCAATAGCTGCTATTCCCCTAGATCAAAAAAACTTTACTGAAAATAAGTGTGTATGTGGTAGGTTACTGAGTTCATATAAGGTTGGTTGTAATTTTTCAAAATTAGATGATAGAGACAATTTATCAGTAGCCGCTTTTTTAATTCCTAATTTTACTGGTTATCCTATCAAACCAGGTAATACTGAAGACTTATTAAAACTTATATATACTCAACCAATTTTAGCTCCTTGGAATATAAGTGTTACTTTGGTAGGTGATAGATATATAGATCCTGTTCCTAAACTAGCGACTGCCAGTTTTGCTAACTTCACGTTTTCCGAAACTCAGAGCACTGGCGCTAGCTTGACAGGATTAGAGGGAGGATATGAATATTTAATGTATGAAACTTCTTATGAAGGAACTGATATTGGTAGTATAAGTAGTAATCCAAATTCATTAAATCTAAATCAATTTAATTTTATTGCTATCCAAAATTTAGATACATTAGAAGGTTTAATTAATAGTTTTTCTTTAAAATGGCTTATGGGATTGTATGGGTCGGAACCATCGAATCAAACAGACTTAGCTAAATTAGGTATTCAGCAAATAGCTGAGTGGCTATTACCACAAGGAAATAAAGATGATGAAAAAGAAGAATTATTTTTAATGCTACCGAGTCAGTTGAGCGGCAAAGGCGCTTTTTCAGGTGATGGATTACAAATTGTAAGTATCAAAAAATATCTTTCATTGGTTGACCAAAAAGGTGTCTACCCAAATACTAATAATACCGTGGATATTCTCGAGAATTTATTATGTAGCTTAGAGTTAAAGCGGGATACAGATAGTCTACAGACGCCACCCCGTCGGGATACTAAAGTAACTATAAACACATTTACATTTGCTGAGAAAAGTGGATTACAGCGATGGCAATATCAAGCCATTATTTTAAATAATGATACTGGAAACTCAAAAGATGATAGACTTATAATTCAAGTTAAATCTAAAGATTATTTAAGTGTTTTATGGAAAGTTCCTAGTGAAACCGATGATAATTTTAACCTTCATTTTCAGTTAGATGAACTATTTGATCCTAATAAGATATATTATACTCTTCTTGGATCAAAGGGATCTGAAGAACAGTCGGCAGGCTCCACCGACACTATATATTTCCCTGTATATTTATTACAAAAAGCTGGACAATTAAGTGTGCTAAATACAGGTGTACAAATTGCTAATGGTATAATTTCTTTTGAAATAAGCACCCCATGGATATGGTCTAGAAGTAGGGGTAGGGGTATTTATGACTCAGGTAATAGTATAAAACTAAGTAGTGTTCAGTTGGCTCTTAATGCAGAAGCTCAACAAAGTGCCAAAGATTCAAGTGTTTATAAAGATTCCGACAAACTCTTAGTGCACAATCCAGATAAATTGGAACCATTTTATTTAGGAATGGTATTCAAAAATACAGCAACAATATCGAAAAATAGTTTTCCTCCTCCTCTACAGTCTCCATATGAAAATGATACAGATAAGGACCTTTATGATACAGAGATAAATTCGTATATTGTAAGAGATTTTTTGGTAGAAGCACTATTAGAATTACCAGGAACTGGTTCTGGTCTGGAGAAAAATACGTGGCACCCTGTTATAATGAGAGCTACCATTGGAGGTGATCGACATCAACATGCTCAAGCTGATATAAAATCCAATAGTTTACAATTAGATTTCTATGGAATAAGTGCAGACATGGAGAGAAAATGGGTAGCTAAATACGGCCCCTCTGGACAACACCAACCGGATGAGCTGAAAAAGATAAGATTAGATGAACTATTAAGTAATCAAAGAGCTTATATAAATCCTTATGTTAATAATCAATATGTTTGGACTAGAATTGAGGAGGATCTAAAAACTGTAGAGGTTTTCACAGATAGCCAAAATAATCCGGTTACGACAGGTACTATGTATCCTCCTGGAAATCTCGAGTGTATTAAGGCAGCAGACACCGCCACCGGAAAACCGGAAGATGGTTTAAATTGGCAAACACAGATAGAAGCAGCCAACCCAGCTAGACCATATAATAAACCAGGTTTTCCTGGTGGAAAACCAGTTTTAAAGGATGAATTTTTAGTTGGCGATGACGAAAAAAAACTAGAGCAACTACTGAAATATCTAGATAAAGGTGAGATTCCTAGAGTAGAAGTATATGGTTTTAGGCCTATGAGCCAGAACCCTAACGGCGGAGCAGATGGAGTATGTCCGTCAATAAAGATAGAATATGAAATAGGAACTAATGCAAATCGTCCCATTAATGGATTTCCAAGAGAGAAAGCTCCTGACATAACATTGGATAAAACTGTAGCAGACTCCGAAGGAAAAATTTATTATTTGCCAACAACTACAGCAAAAGATGGATCAGCAGCAGCTGATGGAGATGCATTTGTATATTATAGTGTAAGTGAAAAGGTAGCTTTTTCTGGAGAATATTTTAACTTTATCGAATCAACAATTTATCCAGGTGGACAAAGAGGGTGGAATGGTGATTATCCAGGAACACAAATTCCTATTCAGGGTGGCAATCCGGTTTCGGGGTGGGCAAAGCCAGTACCTACTGGAACAAATGGAGTGATCGATGCTCCCTGGACGGTTCCACAAACCGATCCAGATTATTTCACCGAATACATTCCACCAAGCGCAACCAAGCTGTTCACGGAGTCCCGCGACGGCCGATAGTTAATTAAAATAAGAATCTTATATTGTAAAGTAAATTAGATAATAAATAAATAATAATATTAAAAAGATAGATAAAATGTTATATTTAATTGAAAAATTAGAATTTTGAAATACTTCTTCGATATCTTGGTAGGATGTCATTTTAATTTAAAATTTAGAACATTATAAATTTCAATTTATTAAATAAAAAATAAATAAAATAATTATATAATCCATTATTATATAATGGCATTTACAAGATTTCATGATGATAGTTGTAGAATAACAAAACAATTACAAGAAGATACAGATCAAGGAAGATATATGATAAATGTTCCAGGTAATGGATTAACACCATCATATATGGAGGATCCCTATATAAGGATGCAAAAATGGGGAGGAAATTTGCAAAGTAATACAATAAATTTAGAGAGTGATTTAATGGGTTTAACAAGAGCTTTAACATTAGATTGTAAGGAAAAAAATAATTTTGAGAAACATAAAGTAAATAGTGAGAGGTTAAATTTTCCATCACAAAAACCATTTGTAGAACAACCAAGAGCAATAAATCCCGCGTGGACAGTATTAGAAGTAGAGCAAAATAATTTTGAATATCCATTTTTTGATCCTCAATTGAATGTATGTATACCATTTCATAATAATTTGAGTTCTAGAATATTAGAAAAGGATTATTATTTAATGAGAGAATGTGTGCCAGGAGAGATAAACCAATTATGTAATAAATAAATTAATATTAAATTAGTATATTAAAAAATTTAATATTAAATTATATAATATATATATATGGCTGAATTAGCAATTCCATTAGTAGCTTTAGGATCTTTATTTGTAATTGCTCAAGAAGATAAAAAGAAGAAAGCAACAGAAAAATATACAAATTTAAATAAAAAAAATATAGCCACCGAGTATCCAAATCCTGAGCCAGTAAATGAAAATAATAGTTTAAATTATTATCCTAATTCAAATCAATCAACAGATAGATATTTTAATGAAACAGGATTTGATAATACAGTAAATAAAGAAACAATAAGTGAATTAGAAAAGGTAGTAAATATAAGTTCTTTAACAGGGAATCCAGTGTCAAGAAATGATTTTAAACATAATAATATGGTACCATTTTTTGGTGGTAGAATAAGAGGAGCAGGAGGTAATTATGATCAAGCAGAGTTAAGATTAGATAATATGCAAGGTACAGGGACACAACAATTTTCAAAGGCTGAGAGAGCTCCTCTTTTTCAACCAGAGAAGAATTTATCATATGCACATGGAGCACCAGATAGCACAGCATTTTATTTATCAAGACAAAATCCTTCAATGAATTATGCAAATGTAAAACCGTGGGAGACACAAAATGTAGGTCCAGGATTAAATCAAGGATATACAACAAATGGATCTCAAGGTTTTAATGCAGGAATGGAGGCACGAGAGAAATGGTTACCAAAGACAGTAGATGAATTAAGAGCAGATACAAATCCAAAACTGACATTTGGATTAGCAGGACATCAAGGTCCAGCACTAGCACCAGTAACAAATACAGGAATAGAAGGAAGAGTTGAAAAATATCATCCAGATACATTTTTTGCAAATACCCCCAATAGGTGGTTAACAACAACAGGTTTAGAAAAGGCAGAGAGACAAAGAGCAGAGACAATATTAAGAGAAGTAAATGATTGTAATACAGAATATTTTGGTGCAGGAAAAGATGGGGATGCTACATATGTAAAAGGTGCATTTGAAGATGGATTTAGTCAGCAATTACCAGCATTACCGATAGGAGTAGCAGGACAAGAGAGTGGAAGTAGAAATCATCATGATATGGGTAGAGATACAGAGAATTTAACACTGAATAATAGAAATACAACACAAAATCATGATGTTGGAGGTTTAGGACATGCAGTTTCAGCAATAATAGCTCCAATATTAGATGTATTAAAACCAACAAGAAAGGAGAATGTAATAGGAAATTTAAGAAGAAATGGTAATGTTAATAATAATACAGGTGGAGCATATGTTAATAATCCATATGATAGAACAAGAGTGACAAACAGACAAACATTAGAAAATAGAATGACAGTAAATGTACAAGCTGGTGATAATCATGGATATATGTTAGCAAATCCAAGAGCTCCAGTAGGACAAAGACCTTCAACAAATCATACGACATTATTAACAGCAGGAGGAGCAGTAAATCAACAAGGTGAAAGATCAGTGGAAAATGTATTAAATCAAAGAAATAATTGTAATAGATTACAAAATAGTGTAGTATTGCCAGGCAACATGGAGTTATTTAATGGAAATCAACAATTAGCAAATATAAGGGATGATTGTAATAGAAAAAATAACAGATGGTGGGTGCCAAATGGAAATCAGTCAATAATACCAACAGGTGAAATGATAGGAAGAATTCAAAGTATGCAAAGTTTAGATGAAGATACACAAAGACAAAGAATCAAGCCAGATATTTTAGAGGCATTTAAACAAAATCCATATACTCAAAGTTTAAATAGTGCAACTCCTCTTTAAAATTTTTTATATAATAATATATAATGGTAAAAAAAATAAGATATTTTCCACAGAGGGATTATGGTAAATGGAAGGATGGATCAGAAATATTAAAAGATGAAAAAGGATTATATGTAGTCAAGAAAAATGTAAAAAAAAATATAGAAATTAAAAAGTATATAAAAGTATTTAAAGAAGGAAATAAAAAAACAAAAAAAGTTTTGAGAAAATTAGATAAAAAGTATAAAAAGACAGTAAAAAATAAAAAATAAAGAAATAAATAATAAAATTATTATTATTTATTTGAAAAAAAGTAAATATCCGAGATAGGAATTGAACCTACGACTAGACCCCAAAAAGACACCCACTCTACCAACTGAGTTACTCGGATATAAAAGGATATATATAACTAAATATATATATATTATTATATTATTATTTTAAATAGTTTAAAATATAATAATTATAGATAGTTAATGAATATTATAGAAGTGCATAAGGAAAAAATAAAAAAATTAGATTATTTTATTGAAATTCAAAAAATACCAAATATAATATTTCATGGTCCTAGTGGAAGTGGTAAACGAACAATAGTTAATAATTTTATACAAAAAATATATAATTATGATCAAGAAATAATAAAAAATAATATGATGCACGTAAATTGTGCTCATGGAAAAGGTATAAAATTTATAAGAGAAGATCTAAAATTTTTTGCTAAGACTAATATTAATTTTTTAAATGGAAATTTTTTTAAAACAATAATTTTATTTAATGCAGATAAATTAACAATAGATGCACAATCAGCTTTAAGAAGATGTATAGAGTTATTTAGTCATACAACTAGATTTTTTATAATTGTGGAAGATAAATATAAATTATTAAAACCAATTCTCTCGCGATTTTGCGAAATATATTTGCCTTTACCAACTATAAATAATAGGAGTATATCTTTACATAATTTAAAATTAGAGAAAGATGTAATATGTAAAAATGAGAGTGCAAAAAGAATAAATAATTTAAATAAAATACTACAGGAAAAGGTAACTAATTACTTAGATCTATTTAAATTAACTGAAAAATTATATAATAAAGCATATTCGGGGTTAGATTTAATAAATTATATAGAAAATTCATTAGAAGATAATAAAAATAAATATAAATTATTGATAATTTTCCAAAAATTTAAAAAAGAATTTAGAAATGAAAAAACTTGTATATTATTTCTTTTAAATTATATATATTTTCGTTCTAATGATAATTTAGAAAATATAGCATTTATGTAAATGGATGATTACTCATTAAGTTCATTGGTTGAATCCAAGAATGAATGGTGTGGTAGATTAGTAAATATTTTAACACCATGTATAATTCAAGGTTTAAAATCAATTTTTGATGAAGCATATCAATTATGTTTAGAAAATGATGATGAGGAAAAATATTTAATGACATTTCAAAATTTTTTAAGTAGAGTTCCAAAATGGAATGATAGTATAATTAGTAATGAAGTTAATCGAATTGGAGAGAAAAGTGGGTGTGGGTATTTAGAGGATTTAATAACGTGTGTTCATATAGTTCAATTAAAAGCTCTAACGGTAAGTAGAGTAGGAACAAAACAAAAAAAAATAGATTTGGATATTCCATCTATAAATATCTTTATACATAAGTGTTATATAAATGTAGCAAGAAAGGTATATACAAATATATATTTGTTTGAAAGAGGAATAGCTCCTTTAGAAATTCAAAAAAATAATAGAGAATTAGAGGTAATTATTAAAGAAATGATATTAAATACAGTGAGAGAAAATATTCCTGTAGAATTAATTTTAAAAGCTTATTTAGATGAGACTGAAGAATTAGATGTTACAGTTGAAGAAAAGAAAGAATTAATTCCATTAAAGAGTAAAACAGTATCGACATCAGTAGCGGAAGAATTAGAGAAAGAAGTTAAAAATAATAAAGAGGATATTGAAGATAAAAGTCCAGAAATAGATAAAGTTGCTGAAGAAAATATAAATGTAGAAACTCGAGAAGAAAGTGGAGAGAAAGAAAATATTAAGATAGAAATAAGTGATCCAGTTGAACCTGTTGAAAATGAGATATCTCGAGATAAATCACAAGACATTAAATTTTCAGATATAGATATAGCAGTAGATAGTAGAGGACTACAAGAAGAAATAGAAGCTCCAAAAACATTAGAAAGATTAGATCAAATATCAAAAGAAGCAAATCAAAAAAGAAAGGAAGAGGAAGAAAAAGAAGATATAGATGATGGGGAAAGTTTAACATTTGGAGATGATATAAAATTAGATTTAGGAATAGAAGATTTAAGTAAAGATTTAAAATCAGGAAATGATATTTTATTAAAGGATATAGAGGTTTTATAAATATTCGTTAAATTAATAAATAAGATATATTATTAATTTTTAATGGAGATAAATTTTATGTTAGCAGGAATAATAGCAGTTGTTTTTTTTGTAATTAAATTTATTAATTTAAGATTTATTAAAAAGGAGGATGAAGCAATTAAACCTATAGCGATAGATAGTATTTTAGTATTTTTATCAGTAATAGTAGGATTATTAATAAGTGAACAATTTGGAATGGTTAAAAATTTATTAGGTAAAGGATTAGATTCAGGACCAAAAGCTTTTGTTGCAAATCCTGAGTTTTAAATTATTATTATATATAAATTTTAAAAATTAGTATATAATGATAAATTCTATAAATTGTGTATTTATTTCAACTACAATTTATGATAATAAGATTAGTGAAAAACGTAGAGAAAATCTAAAACATAATTGTATTAAACATCGTATGAATATGTTTTTACTAAAAGGAGAAAAAGTAAATTTGTGGACAGATAAAGATTTAAATAAAAAGTCAAAAGAAAAACAGATGCAAAGTGCATTAAATTCTTATAAAATTACATTAAAAATGTTATTAAAATTTAAGGAATTAAATTATAAATATGGAATAATTTGTCAAGATGATTTTTATCCTATAGATAATTTTTGGGTTGAGTTAAATAAAACTGTTGAAAAACTTCCAAGTAATTGGGAAATTTTACATTTATGTCCATTTTGGGCTTGGGGAAAAGAATATAGAGATCCTAATAAAATTGGAAAATATAATCCTTGTAAATATGTGGATGATAGTGATTTAGTGTGTGATGATAGTGATAGATTTTTTAAGAATTGTGAATCAAGCAAATATTTTAAAAAGAAATTATGGTTAGGAGGTCCATTAGCATTTTTAATTAAAAAAGAGAATCTAGATAATATATTGACGCGATATATACCTAATAATAACAATTTTTTATTAGCCGATGATGTTATGATGACATATATATTAAATAAAAATAGTTATATTTGTAAAAATCCACAATTAGGATATGAAGAAGAGTGTGGAGGATCAACATATTTATTTAATTAACTTAGATTAGGATAATCATCGATATTCATTATATTATTCTTTTTATTTATATTTTTTTTAGCAACAAGATATTTATCAAAATATGGATTTTGTAAAACTTTTTCAGGAATGTGTTTATGTACTGTTCTAGCAATCATTTTATATAATTTAAAATCAGGATATCTTTCTTGACCATTATTTTTATATAAAATATTTCTATCTTTATCATCAATACACCATCCTAATATAATTTTTTTAATATTTGATTTAATTTTGTCGAGATCATCTAATTCTTCTACAAAAAAATCAAAAATAGAACAACCCAATCTTGCTAGATCAAAACTAAAATTAGGATTAATAATAGGCTTTGATTTATCTTCATAAATTCCAAAATTATAAAGAGTAGCAGCATCACCATCTTTATGATAACTATCACTACATAAAGTTTTACCTTTAAAGCTATAAATAGCTCTACCAAAATCAATAATTTTATAAATTTTACCAAAAGTAGGAATTTTATAATGTTTGTTATTAAATTTGTAAATTAAAAATTTTTTTTCAGTTTCAATATACATTATATTATTTGTATGTAAATCATTATGTGTTAATTTAAAAACTTTTTGATAAGTAATTAACATCATTAATATTTGAATGACTATTGAGTCCCATTCATCATCTTTAATTTTTTCATTATTAGTTATATATTGATCAAGTGTATCACGACAGGCTTCTAAAGCTGTTATATTAACGGGAAATTCATTAATTGATATAAAAATTTCATCTTCAGATGCTGTAGAACAAGAACCAGATTGACTAGATCCATCCTCGCTTCCAGAATCACTATAATTTTGGTTTTCACTATCATTATCATTATCATTAGTATTAGAACTTCTAGAAGAACAAGTAGAAGAAGTATGATTAGTTTTTTTAGAGTTTTTATTAACTTCGCATTCAAAAATTAGGGATTGGTCAATATTAATATCATTATTATTTAAGTTAATAGAATTTGTAAAAACTTTATTAATTTTTTCCATATCATTAATGTCTGATAAATTCAAAACTTTATTATTAATTAATTCATCATCATCAATTAAAATTTTCTTTTTATTATTTCTAGTATCAAAATTAAGTTTTTCATTATGTGCATTATTTGTTAATTTAAATAATTTATTATTATTTTCATGGAATTGATCACAATTAAATAAGAAATCTATATCATCAGCAATACTATATATAAAATTATTTTTAATTGCTAAAAAATTTCCATAACAATCTAATCCATGACAAAAATTAAAATCATTTAATAATTTTGATGTTAAAAAAGTGAAAAATCCATCAACATATGCACTATTATTAGAATCACTAACTTTATCTATATTATCATTATTGGATAATTTTGGTAAAGAAACTAAACATTTGGAAATATCATATTTATTTGATATATACTTAATTGGATCTAATATTGGTGAAAATTTAAAGAATATGGTTTTTTTAATTTCTTCATCTGAAGATTGATTTTTTAATATACAATTAAATTTATTATAAGATTCTTGAGATAAAATATCTTGTAAAAAAAATAAATAATTTAAATTAAAACAAGAAGAATTTTGATCATTTAAATTAAAAAAATTATTGTAAATTGGTATGTAATTCTGAATCTCTCTAATCTCTAATAAATTTTTATTTTTTTCATTAAAAAGTAATGAATTATTATTTTTCTTGTAATTAAATTCCATTATAGTATTAATATTGAAAGTATATTTAAATATTAAACTTATTAAACTTGCGTATATTAATTACAAATATTTTCTTAACTAAATTAAATAATGGGTTCATTAGAATTAAAAAAATTTGATATGAAATCTATTAGTTTTAAACATACAGAAAATTCAGGACCAGTTATAGTATTAATAGGTAGAAGAGATACAGGAAAAAGTTATTTAGTAAGAGATTTGTTATATTACCATCAAGATATACCCATAGGAACTGTTATATCAGGAACTGAAGCTGGTAATGGATTTTATTCAGAACATGTACCTAAATTATTTATACATGATGAATATAATACAGCTATTATTGAAAATATACTTAAACGACAACGAGCTGTTTTAAAACAAATAAAAAAAGAACAAGAAGTTTATAAAAGATCTAATATTGATCCAAGGGCATTTGTTATATTAGATGACTGTTTATTTGATGCTACATGGACTAAAGATAAAGTTATGAGACTTCTTTTTATGAATGGTAGACATTGGAAAATTATGTTAGTTATCACTATGCAATATCCTTTAGGTATACCTCCCAATCTAAGAACTAATATTGATTATGTTTTTATCTTGAGAGAACCCTATATTTCAAATCGTAAAAGAATTTATGAAAATTATGCAGGTATGTTTCCAACTTTTGAATCATTTTGTCAAGTAATGGATCAATGTACTGAAAATTTTGAGTGTTTAGTAATTAAAAATAATGCTAAGAGTAATAAATTAAATGAACAAATTTTTTGGTATAAAGCAGAAGCTCATAAAGATTTTAAGTTAGGTTCAAAAGAATTTTGGGAAATATCTAAACAGATGAACTCTGATGATGAAGATGAACAATATGATCCTAAACAGGCTGCAACTAGAAAAGGACCAAACATTAAAGTAAAAAAATCAAAATGGTAATGTAATAAAATATAATTTATTATGTTTTGTTTTTAAATTTGATAATTATATTAAAATTTTCAATTTTACATTTGCAATTATTTGATAAATTAAAATTTTGATTTTTTCCTAATTTAACAGTTTCGATTAATGATTGTATTGATCGCTTTGAAGGAGACTTAAAAGAATATTGAGTAAATATATTATTAAATATTACATTCCAAAATGATATTGGATAATTAATATAATATTCTATATTAATTGTCAAAATAGATTCTTCCTTATTTTTTTTATAAATTATATTTGATAAAAAGGGTAATATAATCTCTTGTTGAATAAGTAAATTCCAATCATCACATTGATTACTTATAATTAATAAATTTTCTTTTACATTTTTTGTAAAGGTATCTTCTAAAGCTGGACTTATAATTTTTCTATATTTACCTCTTACAGACCAATCTGGTGTTGTATCTTTAAAATAAGGCACATTATTTAAATGAGCATATTTATAAATTTCAGATTTATAGAAAGAAATCATAGGCCTAATCATATTTATACCATTTATAGAAGTTCTCTCACGAATAACAGCTAGGTCTAAATAATTTCTTCCTCTACAAATATTAGCCATAATATTTTCTATGATATCATCTTTATGGTGAGCCAATAACACATAATCAATATTTTCTTCTTTCATAATTTTTTTATAAAAATTTAATCTTATTTCTTTAGTTTCAGATTCATAATCACTTCTTTTCATATTTCCTCGTTTTATATTTTCACTCAATGAATTTACATATAATTTAATTTCATTAAATTTACACCATTCTCTCAAAAACCTTTCTTCATCTTTTGATTCAACTCTATTATTATAATTAATATGAATACCGACTATATTAAAACCAGATTTTTGTAAAATTGTAGTTAAAACCATTGAATCAACACCTCCAGATAAAGAAATAATAACATTTTTAGTATTTAGATTGTTACAAATAGAATTTATAGTATCAATTAAAATAGATGTATCTGGTGAATTAATATTACAAATTTGATTTTTAATTTTTGTATCCAAATTAGGAACATATTCTAAAATATTTTTGTATTTATATAAATTATATAATTTATATAAATATTTATAAAAATTGTTAGATAAAATATCTAAAAAATGAAAAATATTTTTTTTCATTGATAACATATTGTTAATGATTTAGTTTTTGTTAAAAGGTATTTCAATTTTTTTGTTAAATTATAATCTAATATTCCAGTATATACATTATTTTTTTAGTATTTTTTATTATATACAGTTTATTTAATATGAATAAATATATTAATAAAACAGTAGATAAAATTATAAAAATTTATTGTAATAAAAGAAAAGAAATTTGGTTTAAAAATATTGATGATTGTACTGAAATAATTAAAAACCCAAATACATATATAATATATACTAAAGATAAACAACAAAAAGTATTATCTGGGGTAGATTTAGTTGGGAATGATTTGTACAAAAAACCTTGTTTAAATATAGAAAATGCAAAATCATTAGTATATTTTGATAAAAAATTTAAGACTAATAGATATATTTTTTATGAACCTTTTAATAATTGTAGTAAATATAATGGATATGAGATGAGATATAACAAAGGTGTTTCAGGTACTAATACATCTATAATTTATCTTGCTGAGGGATTAGCAAAAAACAATGAAGTTAATGAAGTGATAATAGTATCATTAAATAATTTAATAATAGAAAGAACATATAATAATGTAAAATATATTAATTTCTGTAACCTTGAACAAATTAACTGTGATTTTTTAATTCATCCATATTATATAGATATAAAAATTTTAACAAAGGTAAATACTATAAAAAATATTGTTATCTGTAATAATGAACCGTGTAATGATTTCAATAAATTAAATAAAGATGATGTTATTATTAATTATTTTACAAATTGTAATAAAGAATATTTTGTACCAGATGGATATGATAATTTTAAACTACCACATTCAATTGATATTAGTAATTTACAAGAAATTGATATAAAAAATAAAAAAAACCAATTTTGTTTTTTTGCATGTTATGATAGGGGCTGTGGCTTAGTAGAAAATATTATAAAATATTTTCCAAATTTTTCTTTAAAAACATCATTTTATTATGGAGGAAATGGTTTGGGTAAATTTGAAATTTATAAAATACTATCTGAAAGTAAATATTTTATTTATCCATTAATAAATTTAGAAAACAATAGAATACATTATGATACATTTGGTTATGTAGTTTTGGAAGCTTTATTACATGGTGTAATAGTAATATGTCCAAAAATGAATTTATTATATGAATTATTTGGAGATTCTATCTGTTATATTGATACGGAAGGTATTATATCAGAAAATGATCTTTGTCGTTTTCATGTAGTAAATAAAAATTTTGGATATCCATTAGTTAAAAAATATGTAGAAAAAATTAACTTTCTTGAGAAAAATGAAAATATTAAAAATGAATATATTTATAAAGGATTAGCATTAAAAGAAAATTTTTGTAATCATAAAATATCAAAAATATTTTTAGATAATTGTAAAAATAATAAAAGTATTTAATTTTTTTTAGTTTAAAAAAAAGTTAAAATATTAATAATTATTTAATTTATCTAAAATAGACCCTGACCACTAGCTAGCTCACTTCCAATAATATGAGCACATGCAAGCATAGCTAGACGACCATTACTAAGCTCACGATTATAACGTTCTGTAGAAACATTATCAGGATTTAGATTAAGCACATTACCGGGCTGATAATCTTTCTTTAGTGTAAAAGCTTTACCATCTTTTCCGAATGGATTTTCAAATCCATTCACAAGACGAGCACATTCAAATAGAAGCATAGCACCCCAAAAGGGTGACTGCATCATAAGTTCCATATTTGAAAGATAATTAATTGAAAGCATATCTGGATTTGTAAGCTCAAGTGTAGGTAGTGCAACAGCTCCAAACATAGCAGTTCGTCCATGCTGGAGTTCAGCTTCACGCCAATATTTAAGACGATCCTCTGAAACCTTCGGACCAGTATTAAAACTTAGAGGATCAAAATATCCAACTGGAGGTAGATCACCTTGGTAATTAAATGACTTAACAACTGGTTTTGTAGATGGCAGAAAAGAGTTTGTGAAGATAGGAGTCATCATCATCATCGTCATCTTTTATACTTTATTTTATAGATTTAATTCTAAATCAATTTTTAAAAATATTAAAAGTAAAAAAAAATTATAAATTAGTTAATGTTGATTTATAACTCATAAAAACATAATAAATCATTACAAGAATAATACTTATAAATCTTAAGATATTAAATAATTTGGTATTTTTATTAAATAATAGCCAAGCTAAAAGAGCAAATATTAAATAAAATAAGTATATAATAAATATAATTAAGAATTGATTAGGATTAGGATTAATTAATGTAAAAATAGTAGCTATAGCTACTGCTAAACTTGCTCCGCCAGCTTCAAATTCAAAAAATGGATTTTGTTTTTGAATAATATGACCAGGAAGAAACATATGTCTAAAAGCAGATATCAAAGTCCATGGTAAAAATCCTATTAAAGCAAAAGAATAAATACCTTCTTTTAATTTATTTTCATTAAATAAGGAAACACTCCTCCATATTGCAATAAAAATAAGTATACTAGGAATGAATATAGAAAAAATATTATTAATCATATATACTTTGAGAGAAATTATTTATCCACTGAGTAAAATTAATTTTGGGATAAGCTTTTGATCCATTTTTTATTAAATCATTATAATTATCTTCTCGATCCCAGCCATTTGAACCACCATCCATTCTTATAAATAATAAATGTGTATTTAAATCACAAGCTAACATTCTAATATATCCCATTCCAGCATATCTATAAGCTATATCAAATACATCGGTTCTTCCATTTGAACAATAATTTTTGTATATATCTATAGCTTCATTAATAGATAAAAATATCCAGTCGTGGAGATATAATTCTTCATCATCAGATATAAAATATTGATATATTGCTTTAATATTTCGATTTAGAGACTCTGGTATTTCTTTATTTAATTCTCTTTTATTATTTAAAATAATTTTCTCTAATGAATTGTTATCTCTATGTATATTAAAAAAAGGAATTTGACTACTTTTAATACCTTTTTTCCCTCTTAATCCATTTACAAGATTAAAAGTAATAAAATTATTAAAATTATTTGAAACTTGAATATTCATCACCATTAATAATTTATAAATAATATTTATTTTTAAATTATTATAATTTAATCAATTTCCTCCATTTTATCATTAGTATTATTATCTTGTGTATTATTATTTTCAGTAGTTGTATCATCCTGTGTAATAGCTAATTTACTTAAACCATGATCACCATCTTTTTCAGTAACAATATTTTCACCTTCAAATAATTCTTTTCTAATATCAGAAACAGAGATTTCTTTATTTTTAGATTCAGATTCATGTAAGAGAGCAATTTCAGATGTATTCAAACTGTTAATACTTACTAATTCACCATCTTTATTCATAGTTTGAGTTAATTTAGCTCCAGTCTCTTGAGCTTTCCGTTTATTTTCTTCCATAGCATTTTCTTTAGCTTCTCTGACTCTTTTATCAAATTCTTGTTTAGCACTTTTTTCATTTTTATCTTTTTCATTCATTAATTCATTTAATTCTTGCTCAAGATATTCTACTCTTCCAGTCTTATAAGCTTCAGGATGAAAAGGCATCCACATACCAACAGGTCCTACATAAACATCGTGATTAGGATCAAGTTCTCTTAACATTTTGCATCTTAACTCGGCTTCTTGTTGACTAGGAAATGAGCCTCTTACTTTAATCCCTCTAGTAGATGTTTGAAATTCATGTTCTTGATTAAATTCTTCTTCTAATTTATCTTCATGAGCATCTAGATATGTTTTGTATTCATCAGATAAACTAGTAAAAAATAATTTATCTTTTTCCTCAATAGCAAATTCTTGTAAATCTTGTGTAAGCTTATCAAAATTAACACTATATTTATAAGATACAAAACTTAAAAATTGTGTGAATTTTTCCATAGATTTAGAAAAGTCCCATTGCTCTACAAATTTTTCAAACATAAAAATTTCTCTCTGTTTAATGATTTTTTCAGGTGAAACAAAAGACAAACAAACAAATTTTTGTCCAGCCAGTGGTTTATCTTCATCCAATAAATCAGCATGTTTAGAAGATTTATTCATATATATTTAATTTAAAATTTTATTTTAAGTTTTTTAAAAATTATATATTTATTTTTTTCTTTAGTTTTAATATAATAATGAACGGAATGTTTGATATGGGCGAACTTGTTCGTAGAGCTATTAAGTATTTAGTAGAAGGTTTCATGGTTGCTATTGCTGCTTTTGCTATTCCACAAAAACAGCTTAAGGATTTGGCATTGGTGCTAATCTTGTTGGGTTCCCAGCTTAAATTATCTTTAAAAAAAGATTTTATTAAAAAAATTAAATAAAATCTTCTTATGTAATTAATATATTTATGTATTATTTAATAAAATTGAGTCTTTATATAGGTTGTTTTGATTTATTATCAATAATAACTACAAAAGTTATCAATAGAAATATACAAATAAAGAATAATCCTAATTTAAGATGGTTTTTTATACATTGTTTATAATTTTACATGGTCTGATACCTCATTTTTAACATTTTGGATTTCAATATTAACACATATTTATCATATTTTATTTTTTAAATTAACGAATGATGATGTATTACATCATTTTTCTATGGTATTTATAGCTGGATCATTAGAATATTATCAAAAAAGTATTATTTGTCCTGCAGGATTATTTTTTTTATCAGGTTTACCAGGTGCTATAGACTATTTTTGTTTGTATTTAGTTAAAGTAAATTTATTAAATAAAGAAAAAGAAAAAATTATTTATTTATATATTACTACCTATTTAAGAGGTCCAGGCGCTTGTATTTTGTCTTTTATAAATATTTATAATAATTATACTAATATATTTTCTATCTTAAGTTCTAGTTTAGTTTTTTGGAATGGTCAATATTATTTAATGAAAACTAGTTTTGATTATGGTAAATTTTATGAAAAAAAAAAAATTAATAGAGAGATATGGATACAAGAAAATAAAGAATATTTAGAAAATAATAAAAATATTTTAAATAGACCAAATAGTTCTCCTGTGAAAAAAATAAAAGATTAAAATTAAAATTGATTTTATTTTATATTATTTAAAATAAAATAAAATGAATCATCAAGATTGGCAAACAGTTGTATTATCAAATAAAAAGAATGATAATGAAAAAAAATCAAAACCAAATCCTAATATTTCTAAACAAGAAACTAAACTAGTGGCACCACAAAATTTGGGTTCCTTAATTTCTCAAGCAAGAACTACTGTTAAAAAAAATAGAAAAGAATTATCAATGCAATTAGGAATCTCTGAACAGGTACTTGGTAGATGGGAAACAAATAAAGATATTCCAAATAATAGTGACATTGCAAAAATAGAAAAAGTATTAAAGATCAAATTACCAAGATGTCAAAAAATTAAAATTGACGAAAATTAATATTAAAAATTGAAATATTAAAAACAATTTTTTATTGTTATAAAAATGACACATCCTCTTTATCCTACTCGTTGTGATATTGATGATCCTGATTATGAAAAGAATTGTCCATTTTTTGAGAAATTAAAAACTCCTACACCAATTTATGAAGATCCATTGAATATAAGTCAAGAAGAATTAGAAAATCGTTTAGTTTGGTATTGGTTTAATAAAGAAGCGAAACTAATTACTCTAAAAGAAGCTGGTATTGAATTTGTTAATGGAAAACCAGTTACACCAGTTAAGACAGGTTTAAAAGGTAGAGGAATCTTGTCTAAATTTGGACCTCAACATGCAGCTGATCCGGTAGTTACTTGCTGGTTTGATAATAAATTATATTTTGTAGCAGTATTAAGAGAAGATACAAATGAATGGGCTATACCAGGAGGATTTGTAGATCCAGGAGAGAATTATTCTGAAACATTACGTAGAGAATTTAAAGAAGAAACATGTGATGGAGAAGATGAAGCCTTGCTGGATTATGTATTTAGTAATGGTGAAGTAATTTATGCAGGATCAACATTTGATGATCCAAGAACAACAGATAATGCGTGGATAGAAACAATTGTAGTCCATTTTCATATTGAAGAAGAATTTGCAAATAAGATAAATTTAGTAAGTCAACCAGGTGAGACAAAAAAAGTAGAATGGATTGAATGTGATAGAGAATTATATGGAGGGCATGGAAAATTTTTGGAAATTATTAGAGAAAAAATGTATTATGAAAAATTAATTAGTTATTCAAATAATAGTATAGATTATAAACATTTTATTGATATTGGAGTTATATTTATGTATATTTGTTTAGTTATTACAATGATTTATTCATCATTAAAATTAAAGGATCTAATGCAAGAGGAAGAATTGATAAATAAACAATTAGAGACAAATAGGATAGAAGAACTGGATTGTTTTATGTCTTATGTTAATAATCCAATTATTATTAGTAAATATTGTGAAAAATAAATATTTAAATAAATTAATGAGTGTTCCTAAAATTTTTTATCAAGCCTGGGAATGTAGTTTGCCACCGCAAATAGAAACTCAAAATAAAAAAAATATACCAGAAGATTTTGAATATAAATTATATACATTAGAAGATATGCGGATATATTTAAAAAACAAGTATGGTTTAAAATTTTTAGATTTATTTAATAGTTATGAAAAAATTGCACATAAAGTAGATTTATGGAGATATTGTATTTTATATGAAACAGGTGGTTATTATTTAGATGCAGATAGTGTATTAATTAATAATATAAATTTATTAGATGATTTTGATATGGTATTTGTAACAAATAATAGAGGAGTTAAAGATATTTTTAATGGATTTTTAAAAACTGCTCCAGGGAATCCAATATTTCTGAATATTATCAATTATATGTGTAAAGTAGGAAATAATTTTAATAATGATTATTATTTTAATTGTAAAAGATTATATTCTATAGTAAATAATTATGTGCCTATAAATTTAAATCAACAATCATATAAAATTAAGAATAAATCTTTATGTTTATTATTTGACAGTCAGATTTATTATTTAAAAATAAGTGATGATTGGGAAGAATATGGTATATTTGGTGCATTTTACAATAATATTTTACTCTTTATAGAATGTAATAAATATTATCCATATAAAAATCATAAAGTAATTAAATTTACTCAAAAACCGAATTTAAAATTAATTAAATTGTAGGAATAAATTCCCATTCTAATTCATTACATATTTTTTCCATATTTCATCTTGTTCTATTCTTTTCTCTCTAACTATTTAAAATATATATAATTGATTTAAAAAAAAGAGTCTAATTATTTTTAAGAGTGGTCTAATGACAACACTACCTCTATCTATTATAAATGCAAGAATTAATGAAGAGATGGCTTTTGCATATAAACAAATATGGATAAATAAAAATCCTGATTTTCAGAGAGATTATGATGCATGGGATGATAAATTAAAAACCAGATTTGTTGAAACAATGTTATTAAATAGAGCAATGAATCCTATATGGACTATATTAAATCCAGATAATAATTCTGAAGAAATATTAGATGGAATGCATCGCATAACTACAGCTACTGATTTTATAAATGGAAAATTTTTTTTAGTTGATAAATACATTACATGTGAAGAATATAAAAAATATAATAAAAAATATTTTAAAGATTTAAATCCAGATGATCAGTCAAAAATAAGAAATTATAATTTTATATTTAACCATTTAGATTCAAGTTATAGAACTGATATTAATAAAAGAAAAGATATGTATGAAATTTTAAATCGTAGTAGTAAAACACTGAATGAGTATGAATTTAATAAAGTTTTATATAATCCATTTTATGAAATTATTTCAGAAAACAAATTACAATTTAATAAATTTTTAAATAAAAAAGATCAGAGAGGTGAAATAGAAACAGAAATAATATCTTTTATTGTTTTATCTAATAATATGCCGACCAGTTGGTCATCAATAAATACAATAATAGATAATTATTTAAAAAAAAACATTGGTGAAACAGAAGAAGACGTTAATAATTTTTTAATAAATAACAAAGAAGAAATTAAAAATAAATTAAATTTGATTATAAAAATTATTGAAAGATTAACAAGTGAAAAAATATTTAGCAATGATAAGAAAAAATTTAATAAATATTTTATACCTTATAAATTTATAATTAGTAGATTATGTTTTAAATTAAAAAATATGGCTAATTTTACTCGTTATATCCAAAATATTCTAAATGATTTTAATAAAGAAATACTAACTATTGATATTCAAGAAAAATTAAACTGTAGATCAAGAAATGCAATGTTTCAAAAAGGGTTAATTAAATTAATTGATACTATTATAGATAAGCATTATGATCCTAAAGATAATACTAATAATAGATTATTTAATAAAAAAATGATAAGTGATAAATTAAAAGAACAAAAAAATAAATGTAATAATTGTCAAAAAGATTTAACTACTATAAAATATGAAGCTGATCATATAAAAAAATGGTGTAATGGTGGTAAAACAGAGTATTCTAATTTACAAATTTTATGTCATCAATGTCATATTTTAAAAGATTAATTAATATTAAATAGTAGGAATAAATTCCCAATCTAATTCATTACAAATTTTTTTCCATATTTCATCTTGTTCTATTCTTTTCTCTCTATCTTTTAACATAGGAAAATATGGAAGAAATTGTTTTTGATCCAATAATTCGCATAATTTATAGACAGTATAATAATAATTCAAAAAATTAACTCTCTCTTCTGGACAAAACTTTGAATATGGTTCTTGAATTGAAGAAAATAGATTACATAAAGTTTCTTCTAATTCTTGAGACATAATTGGAGGTTTAATACCTAATTTATCTTTAATAAATGGAATATGTTCATAGTATTTATTATATCCTAATTTTTTTAATATTTCTTTAGCTTTTTTGTTAGTAATCTGAGAGAGATCTATTCTTTCTTTTTTAATTTGAAATCTTATATTTTCTAAAACTTGGTCAGGTATTTGTGTAGTTTCTTTTGCTTGAAATTGAGCAATAATTTCTCTAAAATGATTAATTCTTTTATAAGCATAAAAACATACTTCTTTTGGAGGTTCTTTATAGGAAGGTTTTTCATTTTCAATTAAAAATTTAGTATTACTGCTGCAATTATTACAAACTAAAATTCCTTCATATTCTATAGGAATTAATTCTCCTTTTTTACAAACATTACAAATATCAGTTGGAAATATATAATTATTTTGATCAATAAAAGTTTCATTAATATTTTGAAAATAAGATTGGACAGAATTTAATGAATCATCATTTTTAATAGATTGATTATCTGTCGATATATTAAAAAAATTATTTAAAGATTTTACTTTTTCATTATTTAATCCATTAGATATGTTTTTTTTACTTTCAAAATAATCAAATATATGTTGCATATTTTGTAGATAATATTGTTTTTTTTGACATTTGTAATATTGTTTTTCTTTTTTGAGAAGTTCTAGGTTTTCTTCAACCTCTAATTTTTTTTCAATTGATAAATCTAAATCTTGTAATTGAGTTTTTAGCTCAGAAATTTCTTTATTCAATTTAGGAATAATTATGTTGTCATTTTCATAAAAAGTATTTTGGAAATCTTTATGTTTACTATCTAATGTTTCATTTTTCTTTTCATCTATAATTAATTTTTTACAATTTTTAGGCTTAAAATTAGGCATATTTATATTTAAATATAAATATTTAATAATTTTTATATTAAGATTTCTCTATTAAATTATTTATTACTATATATAATAAAATTAATTTTATAAAAAATAAAAAATCTATAATGTTAATAGGTAATAAAATCAATAAATTTAAAATAGTGTGTTAATATTATTTTAAATAAATTAATAAATTGTTTTGCATAATTTTTTTTTCTTTAGCAATATTATAATAATATGGGAGGAGGATTAATGCAACTTGTTGCCTATGGTGCTCAGGACGTTTACCTTACTGGTAATCCCCAAATTACCTTCTGGAAGGTTACATACCGTAGATATACTAACTTTGCTATGGAATCTATTGAACAGACATTCAACGGACAGGCTGACTTTGGTCGTCGTGTAACCTGTACAATTAGCCGTAATGGTGATTTAGCTTTCAGAACTTATTTACAAGTTACACTTCCTGAAATTAATCAGTCGATGAAAAACAACCCCAATGTTAACCCTACTAATGTTAACGGCTATGGAATTACCGATCCTACTGGCTTACCTAGATTTGGAAATGATGTTTATGCCAGATGGCTTGATTTCCCTGGAGAGCAGTTAATCTCTCAGGTTGAAGTTGAAATTGGTGGTCAGAGAATTGATCGTCAGTATGGTGACTGGATGCACATTTGGAATCAGCTCACTCTTACATCGGAACAGGAACGTGGTTACTACAAGATGATTGGTAATACTACACAGCTTACCTTCATCACTGATCCCTCGTTCTCGGACATTGATGGTCCTTGCGACTCCAATGCGCCTAGACAGGTTTGCACACCCAGAAATGCGCTCCCTGAAACAACTTTATACGTTCCTTTCTTATTCTGGTATTGCCGCAATCCAGGTCTTGCCCTTCCTTTAATTGCTCTCCAGTATCACGAAGTTAAGATTAATCTTGACATTCGTCCTATTGATGAGTGCTTATGGGCTGTTTCCACTCTTTCGGATTGCCAGAATGGTGCCAGTGTTAAAGTTACCACAGCTTACAATCAGTCTTTAGTTGCGGCTTCGCTCTATGTTGACTATGTTTTCTTAGACACTGATGAACGTAGACGTATGGCTCAGAATCCCCACGAATATTTAATTGAACAGCTTCAGTTCACTGGAGATGAGTCGGTTGGTTCGTCTTCCAATAAAATTAAGCTCAATTTCAATCACCCTTGCAAGGAGCTTATCTGGGTAGTCCAGCCTGATGCTAATGTTGATTACTGTTCGTCGCTTCTCTGCGGTGAGCTTCTTAACAGAATCTTAGGTGCTCAGCCCTTCAATTACACTGATGCGGTTGATGCTCTTCCTAATGCTGTTCACTCGTTTGGTGGCCCTAACTCGATTGCTGGTGGTGGTGGCGGTGCTCCTACTTCCAATGCATTCATTGGCCCTGATGGTCTCTTTGTTGATGCTGGAGCTGAGGATGTCACTGGAGCTTGGTTATGGAACACAGTTGGCGTTGAAGGCGGTTTAGACTTCTTCGCTAACCATCCTGATTTAGTTCCTGGTGGCCCAACTGGACCCCCAACTGCTCGAGGACCTGGTACTAGCACATATGGTGTTCCCCACACAGGCTATGATCAGGGAGGTGCTCCTAATATTGATGTTCCTAAGGATCCCACTCTTAGAGGTGGTGCCTACACTGTTCCTCACTTAGCTCACTCTGAAGGACAGCCTGACCAGTCCACTGTTTCGGATGCGGGTACATTCGTTCTCACAGAAACTTCGCTCTACCTCCACTGCTGGGGTGAGAATCCCGTTGTCACTGCCAAGCTTCAGCTTAATGGCCAGGATCGCTTCTCGGAGCGTGAAGGAACATACTTCGATTTAGTCCAGCCCTATCAGGCGCACACCCGTAACCCCGACACTGGTATTAATGTCTACTCGTTCGCCCTCCGCCCTGAGGAACACCAGCCCTCTGGCACTTGTAATTTCTCGAGAATTGACAATGCTACCCTTCAGCTCGTCCTCTCGAATGCCACTGTTGAAGGCACATCGACCGCCAAGGTTCGTGTCTACGCCACTAACTACAATGTTCTCCGTATTATGAGTGGTATGGGCGGATTGGCGTACAGTAATTAGAGTGCATAAATGGTCACAAAAAATTTTAAAAAAAAATAATAAAAAAATTGACTTAAAATTTCATAATAATAATTTATTATTATGAAAAATGAAGAAAATTACGAATTTTTGAGATGTAACTATGGTCGTGGAAAGAAACAATATGTTCAAAGTAAAATATCTACTATTGATGTTGATTTTATTGATAATTTAAATACAACTTGGTATTTTTGGAAAGTCTACAAATGTGGTGGAGGTTATATATGCTGTAAACTAGATGGAACTACCAGATACTTACATGATTTAATTATGCGTAGAATTGAAGACAAACCTGGAGAGAATTATAGTGTAGATCACATTAATCAAGATAAATTAGATAATAGACGAGAGAATTTAAGATGGGCAACACAAAGTGAACAAAATTCAAACAGACCTAAGCTTACTCGTAAACATAATGCAAGACCATTACCTGAAGGTATTACACAAGATATGTTAGAAAAATATGTTGTTTACTACAAAGAATGTTATAATAAAGATAAAGATTTGTGGCGTGAATTTTTCAAAGTAGAAAAACATCCTAACTTAGAAAAAACTTGGATTAGTAGTAAATCAAATAAAGTAAGTATTTTAGATAAATTAACCGAAGCCAACATTGTAGCGTTATCGAATTAAGTATTTTAAATATAATAAAATAAAAATAATAAAATTTATAATATAATTTTATTATTACCATAAATATTCATGACTTAATATTTTAGGATTATAATAACCATGACTTTTTCTAATTTCTTTTTTGATAGCAACGCCACGTTTTTTAGTTCCAGAATGTCTAGAAAAATAATTTTCTTGTCTTTTTCTTGTTAAATGATTTAACTTTGAATATAAATGTAAAGGAGTTCTATCTTTATACTGTTGATATCTTCTATCGCCAAAATTTATTCTTCTTATTTTATGGGTTTTTTTATTACGAACAAATGCAGTATATTTTTTTGGAAAAGGGCCTCGTTGAAATTTTATAATTGTTTCTTTCATTTATATAATTAATATATAAAAAATTAATTATATAATAATATATGGCATTATCTAATTTAGATAAAGATGTAAGTACAAGACTTTTTAAAATGTTATCTTTAAATGATGATCATCAAATAGATACAATAAAAAATAATTATTCTGGATATGGACAATTAATGCTATTAGCTGAACAAATTGCTAATCTGCAATTGAAAGCTAAAGAAATTATAAATAATATAAGTATAAATGATCATTTACATTCATTAGATATGACTTGTAAAAAAGTAGTTGGAAATTATTATTATCATTATAAAATAAACAATAAAGAAATTTTATCTATAATCTCTCCAGAAGAATGGAATAGATCTAGTGATGAGATAATATTTTTGGGAAAATATCTTTATAATTTTGATAATATATTCTATCTACAATAGTTTTTTTTTGTTTTTTTTTACTTTAATTGTAAATTTCGGTCTACAACACTCACAATCCTGACCTTCTATTTCTTGACATAATTCACAAGATGGTATACTATTATCACTTTTACAATTTAAAAATGGATATTTTTCATATAATTTAAATATAGCAAGTTCTTTCATTTTAGCTTCAATCATAATATCAATATTTATTCCATATTTTTTAGGAATTTCTAATAAATAGTTTGGTATAACTTCTATATAATCACTATGATGACCTATTTTACCAGAACCTTGTTCACTTACGTGAAATTTAGGTTTAATATTTCTTTTTTCAAAAGTTTTTAATATTAAAGGAATATAATATTCAGGATCTTTAAAACATTCTTCTGGATGTAATTGTTTGTAACATTCAAAATGATGAGTATCAAATACAATTGGTATATTAACTTTTTCGGCTATATCTAAACAATCTTGGATTGAAAAATTCTTTTCACAATTTTCTAACACTAATCGATTTTTAATATGGTCAGGCAACATTAAATACCTTTCACACCATCGAAATTTTGTTTTTTCTTTATCTTTAAAAACTCCACCTCCATGAATTACCATTACTGAATTATTATCTAATTCCATTAGATCTAATACCGAAGCATGATAATCCAAATCAAGTTGTGTATTATTAAAAACTTCTAAATTAGGTGAAGCAATAACATTATATTGTCCAGGGTGAAAAGTAAGTCTTTGATTATATTTTTTGGCTAAAAGTCCAACTTCTTTCAATAAATCTTTCGCAAAATCGAAATCATAATGTTGAGCTTTTGGATTGGATTTATGTGGAAATAATTCACTACTAAGTCTAAAAACTTTTATACCATTTTCTTCATTCCATTCAATTAGTTTTAAAGTATCTTTTAAATTTTCAATAATTTTTTCTTTTAAAAAATCTACTCCCTTATCTTTTAATGTCTTTAAGATAATAGATCTTGAAGAAAATACCGATGGTTTTTGTTCTCTCATTGTCAAATTTAAACAACATAAACCTAACTGTATTGGTTGGTTATTACTCATCTTTAAGAAAATATATATTTAATAATTATTATCAATTTTATATTTATAACTAATATATATATGGAACCGCGTGATCAAAAGCTATATAATGAAACAAAAAAAAGAATATATAAAAAAATCAAAAAACACAGCGCATATAGAAGTGGTTTATTAGTTCAAGCTTATAAAAAGAGTTTTAAGAAAAAATATGGAAATAAAGATCCATATATAGGACATAAAAATCGAGATAAAGGATTAGCTAGATGGTTTAGAGAGAAATGGAGAAATCAAAGAGGAACTGTAGGTTATAAATATAAAAATGATGTTTATAGACCTACTAAAAGAATTACAAAAAAAACACCTAAAACATTTAAAGAATTAGGAAAAAAGAGAATAAATAGAGCTAGAACAATTAAATATAAAAAAGGAAGAGTTGAGAGATTTTAAATTTTTATCTATTAACCCAATCAGGATCCTTAAGATCTTTAATTTTTTGTATTCTAATATTATGCGCCCAATAAACAGTTTCTAAAGTAGGATGCATTCCTGCATCAGAATGAAAAGCATCAAAAGTAACAAATGTTTTTTCTCCTATTCCATATCTATCTTTATGATTGCCAATAGGAATTTTAGTCTTTTTATCAATATGTTCTGGAAAAAAGCAAAACTCAATACCATTAATACCACCAAAACGGTTATCATCAACTACTAATTTACCATAACTTCCTCCATGATCAGAATTATCATAAAATTCCAAAATTTGACCAATTACACATTTATGCATAATTTTAGCTAATGGAGGATCACTCCAATAAAATCTTTTCTTATACAGGTCCTCCATTTATATTAATAATAACAAATAAAATTTCTCAATATATTTTATGCAAGATTGCTGTAAATTAAAAAGTTATAGCGCAAAAAAATGTATAAGAAAAGATAAAAAAGTATTTGAATTACCAAGAAAATTTTCAATTAAAAAATGTAAAGGAGAAATAAAAGGTTTTACAATGCGATCTTCGTGTGCTCCATTTAAAATGTGTAAAAAACAGAAAGGTGGAACTAAAAAACAATTTTTATTTAATCCCAAAAATCCAAAAAAATCATTTGATGTCTACATAGATAAAAATCCAAAAGATACAATTAAAATTAAATATTCAACTATAAATGATGTTAAAAATACTATTAAAAATTTAGAGAGATTATATAAAAAAGGAAAATATTCTCATAAAAGAATTTGGCAAGTTGGGATGATATTAAATACTAGATTAAAAGTATTATATAAATATAGAAAAACTAGATATAAAAAAGCAAAAAATATTCCTCAAAGATTTAGATTAGCAAATAGGTATTTTAAATTTTTAGGAAAAAGAACAAAAGTTAAAAATATTAAAACTAGAAAACGTATGAATTTTAAAATAGAATAATATTTAATATATATATAAATGAGTAATAGAATTCCTTTCCTGAATCAATATATTAATACCTCTAATAACACAAATTTTTATAATACTTATACGTCTGGTTCTGGTGTTGGTGCTAAATCTATTTCTAATAGAAGAGCACTTATAAGACGATCATCATTAAATGCAGGAACTTTAAAAGACCCTAAAAAAGGTAAATGTTCAGGATTTTGTAGAGCTTGGGGGTTACAACAACCTATGCCTGGGTTTAATTTTTTACCAATACCTCCTTTATATAGACCTCCAGCTTATAATTTTAAATTATATTATGTCTATATTATTAATATACCATTTGGTACTCCTCAATCAGTGATAGAGATATTAGCTAAAGGTACTCCACCTCTTATACCTTTACCAAGAGTAACATTTGAGCAAGCTATGAAACAAGAAGCTCTAGGCACTGCACAAACTACGAGTCGAATACCAGATACTGCTGAAAAGGCTCAACAGATAGTTCCTCAAAAAAGTTTACAATTTTGGAATATAGTTTATAAAAATGCTTTTTCATATAATTATAATATTAATCTGAAATTGACACAATTATATGGAAATTTAAATAGAACTAGTCAATTTGATCTAGGTTTTGCTCCTATAGGATCAGTTATAACAAATAACTTATATGGAGGAAGTCAAATACCTTTTAATTCACAATTATTCAATGAAATGGTATATCCTGGTCCAGCTCGCGATAGAGCAGTACAAATAGCTAGGACCGGTGGCGGCGGCGGCCCTCCTAATCAAAAATTGTTAGTGGCGATTTATGATCCAGATCAAAAAAATGTAATAACTAGTATTTTCGATCCTCCGAATCCTTAGCTAAATTTATTATAATAAAAAAAATATATTATAATAAAAAAACATACATATAGTAATTCTAGATAATATTAAATTAATTTAAGAAGAACTATAACTTAGAACTGGAGATGGAGGAGGAGGTAGAATTTGATTATCAATAATTTCTTTAATTTCGTGGGATGTACATACTTGACTAGCAGTAAGTCCATCTCTATTTACAATGTTTTTATTCGCTCCTTTAGAAAGTAGATAGCTAACTACATCTTTGTCATTTGCACCGGATGCTTGATGTAAAGCAGTCCAACGATTAGCTGATCCTCCAACAACATTAATTAGTTCAGGAGTCTCATTAAGTAGTCCATATACTGTTTGCCAATTATTATCCTTAGCAGCGTCAAGAAATATATGTTGTTTCCACTCTGGAATTGATGAGAAACTAGTAGGGGTAGATGGAGTAGGATTATTGGAAAATCTTGTAGCTCGTACATTACTCATACCAGTTTGACGATCAATAATAGGAGGTTGTGTATTTCTATTTGGAACAGATGATACTGAACGTGTAGGAGTAGAAGCCATTTGTCGAGTTGGAGGTATTGGTTGAGATGCTTGTCTTTCAGCTCCTAGAAAAGAAGAACTCTGTCCTGATCGAACTCTATGAGCAACTCGTGCTGCACTTGTATAAACTGCACGAGTACTGTTTGCATTTTCATCATAATTAATAGCATTATTTTGGTTAATTCCCATGGATCCAGCTTCAAGAATGGCATCTTGATTAGCAGCCATATAAATTACCATAATATCATAATTATCTTTAGCACTTTGAATTAATGTTTTCATACCAGTTTTAGTATATTTCCTACTACAATTTTCAAGACCATCAGTAGCTACATAAATCATACAACTATCAAATGCATTAGTATCATGTTGTTTCATAGTAATAAAATAATTAATAGTATCTCCCATCGCATCTAGTAATGCAGTTTGTCCTCTAGGTTTAAAATCAGAAATATTTAGAGGATTATATTCATCAATAGCAACTTTATCCATATATAGAATTTGTTCATGATCAAACCATTTTAGTGTGATAAAAATTTCATCTCCAGATTCTTTTTGATTTTTAAGTTCTTGAACACAGGTATTAATTCCTCCAATAGTATCTTGTTCTTTGCCCGCCATTGAACCAGAACGATCTACAACTAGCGCACAATATTGCTTTGTCATCTGTTTTAAATTCTATTTATATTTTTAAGTGTTTTCAATTTTTTTTTAAAAGTAAAAAAATTAAAAATTATGAAGGATGAGCACTATCATTTGCAGGCATAGATCCTACTGCTTGTCCACCAACTCCATGTCTAGCCATTGAAAGTCCCATATCTTCAAATAAGGAGCAAGCAATAGCAGTTAAACTTTGTTTAAATCCAGGGGCTTGTGCATCACAAGGCATAGTAGTATTTTGTGTTTTTTGTAAAGCTGCAGCGCCGGCCATCGCCCCTATTATGTCTGTTCCTACTACTGCAGCTGCTCCTTCTCCTACAGCTTTTCCAGCAGTTTTAGCAGCATCAACAGCTCCAGCTTTAATAGGGCTAGCTGATAAATATTTTAAAATATTTTTGGCAGAACTTACCCAATCTTTATTTCCAGCAGCAGATTCATCCGCAGCCTTCTGGGCTGCAGCAGCTCTTTCAGCCTGCCATTCTTCATTTTTTTTATTTGCAGCTTCCAAAGCATCACTAGCAGCATCGCCTCCATTTTGCAAATATTTTTTTTTAAATTTTTTAGTAACTTTTTTTTTATTGTATTTTTTATAAATTTTTCTTTTTTTAGATTTTTGTACTTTAAATCTTTTGAATTTATGTATATTTTTTTGTTTTTTTTTACTTTTATTATTTTTAATTTTTTTAATTTTTTTATATGTAAATTTTTTTTTGATCATATTATAATTTATTATAATATAAAAATTTTTTATAAAATTTATAGATTAGGTATATATTTATCTTTATGAAACAGGAGGCACTCCAGGAGGAACATATGGAGGTTGTTTTTTAGGTGGAGGAGGTGCTGGAGGGGGTGGGCTGTTTTTACTACGATTTCCTTGTGCGTTAGCAGAACTATTAGCTGTAGCTTGAGAAGCATGAATTGCTCCTGTATTACTTTCATAATTATTTTTAACTGTATTTTGTCCTTGCGAAAGAGCTTCAGTTATACCAATACCAGTAGCTACTCCTGCTCCAGTTGCTAAAGCTCCAAATGCTGTGGCTCCTACAGCTGCAGCAGTTGCTGCTACTCTTCCAAGACCACAACCAACAGTTTCTGCTTCTGTACTTGCAGCACTAACTGGAGTAGCATCAGCTTCAGCTTCGACCTCTCCCTCGGTGGCCGTTTTAGCACCTGCTTTTTCAAATTGTTGTGCTACAATTCGTTGTTGGACCATTCCTCTTAAATTAGCAAGTTGAGATAAATCTGACCAAGCTTGAGCAGTATTTAAAGCATTATCCCAAATACTCCCTAAAATATTGCCTCCTTTTTGTTTATATTTTTTTTTGGTATATTTTTTTTTTCTTTTGGTTTTATTTAATTTAATTTTTCTAGATTTTTTATAGATTTTATGTTTTTTATATTTTTTATATTTTTTTCTAGTATACATTTTATTTTTTTTTAAAAATTTTTTTGTTTTTATCATTAATATATTAATAGATAAATATATTAATTTAATAAATAATTATTATTTAGTGTTTGTAGGCACGTCTAGCAGTTTTTCTACGCATTCCTTTTCTAGTACTTTTACGACGATGTTTCTTACTTCTTCTTCTCTTTCCACCAACGGATGCAGCCTGAGAGGTCATTAAAGACTCATAAGGTTGGGGTGATCCACAACTAGATCCTCCTCTATGGCGCTTTCTATGACTTTTACGTTTTTTATGTCTTTTTCTTCTTCCACCTTGCGTCTCAGTATGGGCAGCTGGCATGTCAGCAGGTGGACTGCCTTTGTTGTCGTGCATTTTTAAAGATTGCATATCAGCTTGCATATCGGGATTGCTTGAGTGTGAGTCCATTGTTGCTTCAGTCATATCTATATAAATAAATAAATATTTTATTTATTTATAAAAAAATACTAAATTTTCAATTTAGTGCATATAGGCACGACGAGCTGTTTTTCTTTTCATGCCTTTACGTGTACTTTTTCTGTGTTTTCTGCGGTGATGTTTACTACTTTTACGGTGTTTTCTTCTGCGATGTTTAGTACTTTTACGTCTATGACGTTTTCCTCCTAAACTCATGTAGGCACGACGAGCGGTTTTTCTGCGCATACCTTTACGAGTACTTTTTCTGTGTTTTCTACGACGATGTTTGGTGCTTTTACGATGTTTTCTTCTACGACCTCCATGTGTCAAAGTTTCACTCTCAGCTTGGGACAAAGGCCCCATGGAATTGGAGGGATCATCTGTTCCACCGAATAAATAAGCGCGACGAGCGGTTTTTCTACGCATACCTTTACGTGTACTTCTTCTGTGTTTTCTGCGGTGGTGTTTGGTGCTTTTTCTGTGTTTTCTACGGTGATGTTTAGTGCTTTTTCTTCTTCTATGACGGCCACCGTGCGCAGGGGTATCAGGTTGTGCTGGCCCACCTACGACTGTGGGGAACTCTCCATAATCTAAAGTAGCCATTGTCATTAGATATATACTATAAAAATATTATATTTTCTAAATACGCATTTTTGCTAAATATTTTTGTAAAGCTACTTAAAAAAATATTAAATATTATATATAGAAGAATGGGAATGCAAATTTTTGTGAAAACCTTAACAGGAAAAACTATTACTTTAGACGTTGAAGCTTCGGATTCTATTGAGAATATTAAATCAAAAATTCAGGATAAAGAAGGAATTCCACCTGATCAACAAAGATTGATATTTGCTGGGAAACAACTTGAAGATGGTCGTACACTATCAGATTATAATATTCAAAAGGAGAGTACACTCCATTTAGTGCTACGTCTTCGTGGTGGAAATTTTTAATTTTTCTAAAAATAAAAAAAAATATTGATAAATAATTTAGAATTATAATTTTAAATTATTTATGAGTGGATTTAAACATTGTTTTTAAATGTGATAATAATTTACCTTTTGATTCTTTTTATAAAAATAAAGCTAGAAAAGATGGATTACAAACATATTGTAAAAATTGTATGGCTAAAGTTAATGCTCAATCTTTTCAAGATCATAAACCAGATAGAATAAAAAAGAATTTAGAATATCAAAAAACCGATAAGTCAAAAGAATATAAAAGAAATTGGGCGAATAATAAATATCAAAATGATGAAGAACACAGAAAAAAATGTATAGAAAATGTTGTTAAAAGAGAAAGAGAACTTTTAAAAAATAATGAAGAATTTAAGTTAGTTAAAACATTAAGAAGTAGACTATATAAAGTAATCTCTCAAATAAAAGCTGAGAAAAGTGATTCAACACTGAATTTAGCTGGTTGTACTATAAAAGAATTAAAAAACTATTTAGAAGAACAATTTACAGAAGGAATGACCTGGGATAATCATGGAGATTGGCATATAGATCATATTAAACCAATTTGTGCGTTTGATTTAAGCTCAGAAGAAGAGCAAAAGAGATGTTTTCATTTTACAAATTTACAGCCATTATGGGCAGAAGATAATCTCTCAAAAGGTGGAAAGTATTTGATTTAAATAATTAGATTATTTATAAATTTAAAATTGATTTATAAATAATTTTTTAAAATATATATAAATGACTAAAGTAAAAATAGTTTCTGTTGATGGCAATATAGGTTCAGGAAAATCAACATTTATTCAAGATTTAAAAACTTATTTTAAAGATAGAGAAGATATATGTTTTTTAGATGAACCTGTAGATAAATGGAAACAAATAATTGATAAAGATGATAAAAATATTTTAGAAAATTATTATTTAGATCAAAAGAGATGGGGATTTTCATTTCAAATGATGGCTTATATATCAAGATTATCTCAATTAAAAGAAGCATTAAATAGAGAAAAATATAAAATAATTTTTACAGAAAGATCAGTAGAATCAGATAGAAATATATTTGCAAAAATGTTATATGATGAAGGTATAATTGAAGAAATAGATTATAAAATTTATAATTTATGGTTTGATGAATTTAAAAAAGATTTAGGAGAATTTAAATATATTTATTTAAAAACTAAACCAAGTACAGCTTTAGCTAGAGTAATTAAAAGACAAAGAAAAGAAGAAAAAATAGAATTAGATTATTTAGAAAAATGTCATAATTATCATGAGAAGTGGTTAAATAATTTATGTGATAATAAAATTTTAATTTTAGATGGAAATATTGAGAGAGATAGAGATAGTATTATAATGGAAAATAGAGTGAAATTAATAAATAATTTTATGGAGAAAATCTAAGAATATCATGCTCTATGGAAGTTGTAGGAAATTCATCTACACCATATATATCTTGTAATGTTAACCATTCAAATAAGCCACCTACATAAACATGAATATTTTTAAAACCAAGATTTAAGAGTTGAGTGTATTTTTTAATTAGTGATTCATCTATGCAATGTTTACCATATATTACAATAGGTTGATCTTTATTATTTTTTAAAAAATTATTAAGTAAATTTATTTCTTCATTTGGAGCCAAAGTATTAATTATCAAACAAGATTGATTATCATTATTTAAAGTATTAATTATTGTAAATTTATTATCTTTTATAATTTTTTGCATATCTTTAAATGATATTTTTTTAACACTATGAGTATTTCCCATAATATTATTATTATTGTTTATTTATTTAATTTTAATTAATTTATTTATATAATAATATGAAAAATATTTTTTTATTATTATTATTTTTTTTTAATGCTTTTGCTTATAGATTTCCAGTATTTCCTGAATTAATTAGATCGCACGGATTTTCATTTAAAACAAGAACATATTTACATTTAGAAAAATTTAGTGTTAAATTAAATTTATTACATATTGGCGTTTCATTCGTTGAGGGAAATAAATGTGCAAGATTTGATTTTAGATCAATTGGTGAAGATCATATTAGTTTTATGACTTATTCACAAAATCCATTAAAAGCACTTTCATTGCAAGTTTTTAATAAACCTTTAAGAATAGACGGAGAAGATATTTATCCATTTGAATTTTTAAGATATAAACTAAATGATAATACCATGGAAACAATAGATATTTATTGGGGTATTAGTAATAAATCTCTCTCAGAAATTATAGAGTTTGAAAAAACTTTAAATAAAAATTATTTTGTAGGAATAAATGATTGTAGGCATTACTCTAGAAAATTAACAGATTGGGCTTTAAATAAGCCAACACCTGTTTGGAAACTAAATAAATTATTCAAAAAATATAGAAAAATAAATAAATAATGTATATATATAATATAAGATGGTAAAGAGTTTTAATGACAATAAAAATATATTTATGTGTCATAACAATATTAAACCTTTAAGATATTCAGCCCATATTTGGAAAGAATTAAATCCAGAGTGGAAAATTTGGTTATTTGATAATAATTTATGTAGAAAATTTATATATCAATATTTTGGGGTCATAGCTGTTAAAGTATTTGATTATATTAAATCAGGACCAATTAAAGCAGATTTTTGGAGATGTTGTATATTGTATAAATTTGGAGGATTATATGTAGATTCTGATATTGAACCAGTTTTACCATTACGTCGATTGATTACACCAGATGATTATTTTATTAGTTGTTTATCTCATGAATTTGCTGGTCAATCTGAACAATTTTTTATGAAACCAGGATTAAGTTTTAACCCTCATTTTATATATTGTCGTCATAGTGGTTGTGGTATTTTAAGAAAAAGTATTAATAGCTATATTGAAAAGTATCTTAAAAATGAAAAATTTGAGTATTGGCCGTGGAGTATAGTTGAAAATTGGAGAAAAAATTGGGAAATGCAAGTTTTAGGAGTGTATTTGAAAAGATTAAATACTAAATCTTTAAAATTAGGTAATAGAAAATATAAATTTTTAGTTGAAGAGATGCAGCATAATTATCCTGGAAGAGGTGGATTACATGGTTATGCTTGTAAATATAATAATGAAATATTTATGTGGAATAGAAGTATTCATTATGATTCAGGAAAGCATCAATTTAAATCTTCCTATCAAAATATAGTTTTAGATAAATTAATATATAAAAATCAGAAGTTAATTGAAGAATCTAAAAAATCTGAACCTAAAAAATCTAACCCAAATAAAAATGAAAAAATTAACAAACCAAAAAATTTAAGAGTTGTCAAAAGACCAAGAATAATTATAATAGATAATAGGACCTATAAACAAAATCCAGGATTTCGTAGTAATAAAATACAAATGAATGTTAGTAGTATAAATGCAAAAAGCTTAGAATATATTTCATAAACTTATTTATATTCAAATAACAATTTATTTATAATTACTATTTTGTGAGTAATGATTATAAATTAATAATAAAAAAAATTGAAATATAAATAACATTCGATACTAGTTAGAAAGACTATTGGTAATGAGCGACTGTTCGGAAAAAATTCAAGAGAATAAGAAATTAAAAACTGAAGATCTTGGAAAAATATTTGAAATGGGTATATGTATAGCTTATAAAATACCATATGATGGTAATTATAAATATAGTATGGATAAAGCTTCTACTTTAGGTAGTAGGTTAAAAAAACTAATAGATCTATATCCAAATATGAAACACGTTGCATCTGGTGGTTCACAAGATGATTTCCGTAATGACCAAACCGCACTTTCAGCCAAAACAAATAAAAAAGGAGGTAACAAAGTTGCACCACAAGTTATAGGACAAGCTTCTCCTAAAAAGTTTTGTGATCTTATAAAGATAGAATTTATATCAAAAGAAATATTGAAACAATATATTCAAGAAAACATTACTATAATATTACCAGTTTTAGTAAATTATACATTTCATTGTCCAGTTATTTATTATAATGAATCATTTGATTATATTAAATTAATTATACTAAAAGAAGATATTGAATGGTCAAAATATGAATATAAATGGACAAAAAATTACAATAATTGGAATAGTTCATCGACACTAAAAATAATAGTAAATAGTAAAGAATATTCATTACTAGAAGTTCAATTTCATTCTAAAAGAACAAATATGGCTATACGTTGGAATTTTATAAATTTAATTGATATTTTTAATCATAATTTAGATATCAAATTAATTGATTAACTTTATCAAAATATTCTTTGTTAAGTTCACATCCTTTAAATTTTCTATTTGTATTTTTACAGGCAATTAATGTAGTTCCTCCACCTAGAAATGTATCTAAAACAGTGTCATTTTCATTAGAGTGTTTTTTTATTAATTCTTCAAATAATGGTAAACTTTTTTGTGTTGGATGAAATCTATTTTTTCCTCCCTGTAGTGGAAACATATAAATAGCATTATCATATTGACTATTAAATGTAGGTTTAGTTCCTTTAATACAAGTTAATGCTATTTCTCTACAATTAGTTAAATAATTAATTTTACTATTTAAGGGTTGAGGGTTAGTTTTAATCCATTCAATAAATCTGATTTGTTTAAAATTATATTTTTCTAAAATTTTTTTTAATGTTTCAATCTTCCATAAATCAAAGAATATAATAAGTGTACCACCATTTCTAAGTTTATCAAAATATAACTTAATAAATTTTTCTAAAATTTCAATTGTAAAATCATTATCCCAATCACCATAATCTGTTTTAACACAATATTTTTTACCATATATGGTTCCATATTTTAAGTAATTATTTTTATTACTATCATCTTTAATATTATTAAGAGTTTTATATTCTTCCCACTCTTCTTCTGTCTTAACTGTTTCTATATTATTTTTTTCATTCTCTTTTACTTTATTATAATGAGTATTCATTCCACTCTCTCTAGAAATAATATAAGGAGGGTCTGTTAATATTAAATCAATACTATTATTTTCTAAAGTGGCTAAATATTTAATACCATCAGTATTTTGTAGATCAATAGTATTTTCCTTATCACTTTTAATAGCTATTTCTTTTTCATTTTTTTTATTGATTTTTTCTTCAACTACTTTATCTAACATCTCTTTTACCTTACTTTCAACTATACAGGGATTTTTTTTATTTAAATGTTGTGTATAATGTCCTTTTTGACTAAATTCTTTTCCACACTTTTCACAACTATAAATAACCATTTTTAGTTATATATTAATTATAATTTTAAATCAATTTTAATTTAAAAATAACTAAAAATAGTTAATTAATAAATTTAGCATTTTTTTAATGGAAAATTGAATATTTTTAAATCTATTCGATATTAAATAGCTTATAAATGACGAGTTATTGTGAAATAAAATATGTTAAAGAAGTTTATGAAGAAATAGCAGAACATTTTAATGTGCGAAGATTAAATAGATGGGATTGGATAGATTTATTTATAAATAGTTTAAAAAAAGAAAGTCTTATTTTGGATGTTGGTTGTGGAAATGGTAGAAATATGACATATGAAAATTATAATTTTATTGGTATTGATAATTGTAAAAAATTTATTGAAATTTGTAAAAATAAAGATCTAGAAGTAATTAATTCAAATATGACAGAATTACCATTTAAAAATGGTATATTTGATAGTATAATTTGTATAGCTTCTTTTCATCATTTATATTTTGAAAAAGATAAAATAGCAGCACTAAAAGAGATGAAAAGGGTAGTAAAATTAGGAGGAAAAATACTATTATCAGTTTGGTCTAAAGAACAACCTGATAAAACAAGAAAAAGTTTTAGAAATTATGGAAGTAATATAGTTACATGGAATAAATATGGTAAGGTATATGATAGATATTATTATATATTTAAAATAGATGAAATATATAATTTATTTAAAATAACAGGATTAATGGTTAAAAGTCACGAGAGATATTGTGGAAATGAAGTATTTATTTTAATTAAAATTAATTAAATTCTACAATAATTTCAACCTCTTCTTTTTTAATACTTTTAGTAGCGGAAATAGATAATTCTTCTCTTTTTTTTCTAGTTTGATTAGCAGTATTAACAGTTTCTTTACGTTTAGAGGTACTATTTCTTAAATTCATGTCTTGTTCAATAGCTAAGTAATTTTGTTCAATGAAATCAATAACGTTATTTTCGAGAGCCCATTTAAAGAAATTTAATTGTCCAATAGTAGTTTGAATTTGTGTATTTTCTTTATAAGGAATAGTAATTCTATCCCACCGACAGAAAGGATCAAAACGTCTTTTAGAGTAAGCTTTTAATTTAAGTTTATAATCATTATAAACTTTAAATCTATCTTGTTGACATGAATAAACAGTATAATACTTTTTAGCATAATTGGTAGCAAACCAATCTACAATTCTTAATGATATTTTAGATTCTCCATTAATTATAGATAACATTTTTTCAAGATTATTTTGATCATTATAATAATTTAATAACTTTCCTAATAATAATTCATTTTGTGTTTGATAAGACATTTGTATTTAAATTATAAAAATTGTTTAAATAAGTTTTTTAATAATAAATAAAATTATAGTTAACTAGATTTATTAATAATTAATTGTTTTGTAAATTTAAAACCTTCATGTGATCGTTTTCTTTTTTCAAGGTTACATTTAAGACATGTAATAACAGTATTATCATTAGTATGACCAATAGAATTATCAATTCTATCAAGTGTCCATTGTGATTGTTCTCTAGAATACTTATAAATTAATAATAATGGTTTTTTACAATAATAACATTTTAATTTACTAATAACTAATTTTTCAAGTGTTTCTTCTAAAGAAATTAATTTGTCAGTTAATATATTTTTTTCAATATCTTGATGTTTGTAACTATTAATTTTATTTTGAATCTCTCTTAAAATAATAGATTTATTATCAGTAGACACATCTAAATAAATTTTATTAATTTCATTTATTTGGTTTTTTGTAAGTAATAATTCTTCACTTATTTCTTTATTATTCTTTTTTTCTTTTTTTTCTTTTTCAAATGAAATATGTTTCATATATTAATAATAATTAAGAATAAAAGTAATTAAACTTAAAAAATCAATTATATATATAATGTCTGAAAATAATAAAGAAAATTGTCACGAGCTATCTTCAATTAAATATAAAACTATGTTATTACAAGGAGAAATAACTTCTTCAACGGAAACTATATTAAATATTGAAGAATTATTAGAACAAGAGACAGTTTTAAATAAATTAGAACCTTGGTGTAAACTAGATAAAACACAAAAATTAAATAAGTTAAAAGATTATACATCTAGTTTAAAAAAAAGACATGAATTATCATTAACTGAAGAAAAAGATTTATTAAAATATTTATCTAGTTGTTTAGAACGCAAACAATTAAATAAAGTAAAGGATGTATTATATGATAAAGAATTAGGAGAGATTAAAAATATTCCTCAGTTAATTTTTAATAATTCTTCAAGAAGATTTATATTAAAAAAATGTGATAAGCATGTCTCAACTATTAAATGTTTAAGTGTTAAAAAATCAAGTATATCTTTGAGTAATGATTTAAAAAAATTAGAAATTACAGACAAAATTGATACATAAATAATTTAAATATTAAAATTAACTATTACTAATGAAGACAATAAAAAAAATTAGTAAAATTAATGTAAGATGTTTAAAAAGACATTTGAAACAAATAAAAGATTTTAATTATCATTATTTAGATAAGGAGATTATAATTAATTTAATTGAAATAAATTTATTTGTTTTTGTAAATTTTATTAAGAATAATCCATTAATTTTTATGGAAGATAAATATGATACGATTATTGACGAATATTTATATAAAATTTTACAAATTCAATTATTTAATATAGTTAATTTGGAAAATGAAAAAGATATTAAATTAGATTGTAATCAAATTATTATATTTGTTAAAAATTTATTTAATGCATATATTTTACCCTGTAGATCTTATAAAAATACTTTTTGTAGATTGCGACCTAATTTATTAAAGATAGAAAAACAATTAGAATATTTAATTAATGTTTATCAACCTGAACAACGAACAGATGAATGGTATAAATTTAGACATAATACTTTGACAGCAAGTAATATATGGAAAATTTTTAAGAGTGAATATTCAAGAAATCAATTAATTTTTGAGAAATGTGAACCAATAAAAGAATTTAATAAACCTAATATTAATTCTCCAATGCATTGGGGACAAAAATATGAACCTGTATCGATTATGATTTATGAAAAATTATATAATACTACAATATCAGATTTTGGATGTATTCCACATAAAAAATATAATTTCTTAGCAGCCTCACCAGATGGTATTAATACAGATAAAAATAGTTATTTATATGGTAGAATGTTAGAAATTAAAAATGTAGTAAGTAGAGATATAAATGGCATACCAAAATCTGAATATTGGATACAAATGCAATTACAAATGGAAGTTTGTGAATTAAATGAATGTGATTTTCTAGAGACAAAATTTAATGAATATATTACATATGAAGAATTTATAGAGGATGGAAATTATAATTATTCCTTAGATAATAAGTACAAAGGAATAATATTAGTATTTGAAAAAGAAAATGAGGATATATATTTTAAATATAAACCTCTAGACATGTTAGAAAGTGATTTTAATATTTGGAAAAAAAATATAATAGATAATACAAATGATACACTTATTAGAGAGATTTATTGGAAATTAGATGTAATAAGTTGTATTTTAGTTTTACGAAATAAATTTTGGTTTAATCAAGTATTACCGATAATAAATAATTTTTGGGAAACTTTAAGTAGAGAGAAGATTGAAGGTTATCAACATAGAGCTCCAAAAAAGAGAATAATTAAAAAACAAAATACTTGTTTAATTGATAATTCACTATTTACTTAGGTGGATTTTTTGAACAAAAGAAATTTACTCTAGGGCCTTGATCACAAGTTGGCCAAATATCAATTGGTTTACCTTTTATTAACATAGGATTACAAGCTTCTTTTTGTTTTAAACAATCTAAAGGTTTGTAAAAATCTCCACATAGTTCAGGAAAACTACATGTTCCATTTATTGGTAAAGGCCAAAATTCTAAATTATTTGTAGTACAAGATTTTGCTGAATACATAGGGTAAGATAAAGCTTGTCTAGCATAATTTAAACCAGACATAGTTTTGGGTGGTTTTGGAGGAAAAGGATCATTCCATTCATAAAAACCTTTTTCAAATTTTCCAGGAGTTAATGAAAGTAATCCCAAAGAATCACTTTGAGGCCATGTACCTGGTGTTAAATTTGTAAATAATTCAAACTTTTCACTTTTATTCATAATATAGTATGATAAAGGACATACTATAAATACTAATGTAATAAATATAAATAAGATTTCAATAGTATTCATATAAATATAAAAATATTATATTTTTATAATAATTTGTTATTTACTTGCTAAATAGTTTTTTATTACGCAATGAATTTTCTAATTGTTGTAATGCTAGAGTTTTATTTTTAGAGTTATGGTATTGTTCTAATAAAAGTATTGAATAATGACGATTTTTATATTTTCCAGGTAAATCCATTAAAATTACAAATTTTTTTTGATTATTAATAATACCTTTAATATTTTCTTTATTAATAATTTTTTCATAATTTTCTAGTAAATTTTTGTTAATTAGTTCTACTTTATATTTTCTTAAACCTTCTTTTCTTTGATTTTCAGCAATGTTTTCACTTTTACCCATTTTATTTAATTAATATTTTTGCTTTAAATTAATTTATAATTTGATAAAGGCTCTTCTCCTAAGCGTAGGTGATTTTGGTGATTTGGGTGAAGATAGTATAAATTTATTTAAATTAGGTAGGCTTTTACTCTTAATTAACTTTTTATAATAATCATTTTTTAGAAAAAATTTAGTATTTATGTATGGAAATATTTGATAATATTGTAAAGTTTTTATAAGCTTAGAAAAATTATCTTCTAAATTTTCACTGAAATCTACATATAAACTATTATTTAAATACATTTGCACTACTCCTTTATTTTTAGTGTATATATCATGCATAGAAACCTCCATTATTGTAGCTAAAATTTTTTTTTTACAAAATAATGTATAATTCCATTCTTTATAACAATTATCATTTGGAATATCATTATTTACAGCTGTGTTAATTTTATTACAATATTTTGTAGTTAAACAAAATATTACAATTTCGCATTTATTAATTCCATCAATTATAGATTTATCTATATTTCCTATCATATCATCATCATCAAACCAAACAGTATATCCATGTCTTCTTAATTTATAAGCTAATAATTTAACTCTATGATGATTATTTCTTCCTGATTCATCTATATCCCATGCGTGTGATAAAAAAATCTGTTTTTTTCTCATTTATGTATAATTATATTATTATTTTAAATCCAATTTAAATATTTTTTTCTATTAAAATTGAATATATTTAAAACTAATTTAATATAATATATATAATGACTGATTCAGAAATGCATGTAATTAAAAGAAATGGCAAATCTGAAGATATTTCCTTTGATAAAATTTTACGACGCGTTAGAAAATTAGGTAGCCAATTCTCTCTACAAATTCCTTATTCTACTCTAGTTATGAAGGTTATAGATCAATTATATGATAAAATAACAACTGAACAAATTGACATTTTAACGGCTGAACAATGTGCTGCCATGAGCACCATAAATATTGATTATGGTCATCTAGCTAGTTATATAACTATTTCTAATTTACATAAAAAAACAGATTCATCTTTTTATAAAACTATGAAAAAAGCATATGATTTTAAGGATGTTAATGGTAAGCATTCTCCTATTATAAATAAAAAATTTTGGGATGTTGTTAATAATAATAAAGAAGTTTTGGATAATATTATTAAACATGATAGAGATTTTTATATAGATTATTTTGGATTTAAAACTCTGGAAAGAGCCTATCTACTTAAAATTAATAAAATTATTATTGAAAGACCACAATATATGTGGCTCAGAGTTGCTATTTGTTTACATGGAAATAATATTAAAAAAGTAGAAGAAACTTATAATCTCATGTCAGAAAAATATTTTACTCATGCAACACCTACTTTATTTAATGCAGGAACTCAAAGAGAACAATTAAGTTCATGCTATCTAATTGCAATGGAAGATGATAGTATTGATGGCATTTATAATACACTTAAAGAATGTGCAAAAATTTCAAAATGGGCTGGGGGAATAGGTCTTCATATACATAATATTAGAGCTACTGGTAGTCATATTAGAGGAACTAATGGAATTTCTAATGGAATTGTTCCTATGTTAAAAGTATTTAATAGTACTGCGAAATATGTAGATCAGGGAGGAGGTAAACGTAATGGAAGTATTGCAATTTATATGGAACCACATCACGCTGATATAGAACAATTTTTAGATATGCGCAAAAATCATGGAGATGAAGATTTAAGGGCTAGAGATTTATTTTATGCTCTATGGATTTCTGATTTATTTATGAATAGAGTTCAGAATAGTGAAAAATGGTCCTTATTTTGTCCTGATTCCGCTCCTGGTTTATCTGATGTTTATGGAAAAGAATATGAAAAATTATACCTTAAGTATGAAAAAAAAGGAATTGCTATTAAAACTATTGAAGCTAGAGATTTATGGGTAAAAATATTAGATGCTCAAATGGAAACAGGTACTCCCTATTTACTTTTTAAAGATTCTGTAAATCAAAAATGTAATCAAAATAATTTAGGAATTATAAAGTCTAGCAATCTATGTTGTGAAATTACAGAATATAGTAATGAAAATGAAACTGCTGTTTGTAATCTAGCATCTATAGCTCTTCCACAATTTATCAAAAAAAGTTCTTTCCATTTTGAAGATGTTCAATTATATTCAAAGAATAATTGTATTTGGTGTAAATTATTAAAAAATCTTCTTAAAAAAAATGATATTGCTTTTAAAGAAATAGAATTAACTGATGAAACTTTTGAAATATTTAAAATAGAAACAAATCTTTTAACTGTTCCCCAATTATATAATAATGGTGTATTAATTGGTAGTTATAGAAATTGTTTAGAAATCTTAAGACCTACTGTTGATTATGAAAAATTGCATAGTGTTACAAAAGTAGTGACTGAAAACTTAAATAATGTTATTGATATTAATTATTATCCAACCGATAAAACAAAAAGAAGTAATATTTTACACCGTCCGATTGGTATTGGAGTTCAAGGATTAGCTGATCTCTTTATAGAACTTGAACTTCCATTTACTTCAGATATGGCTAAAGAAGTTAATAAAAATATATTTGAAACTATTTATCATGCAGCACTAGAAAAATCTAATGAAATCTCTCAAGAACGTATAAATGATTTTAAATTTTTACAACAAGAATTTGCATATGAAAATTGGACATTTTTAGATGATGAAGATATTTGTACAAAATATAATATTTATAATGTTACCGATGCCTCTATTGCAAAAGCTATTGATAATGATAATAAAATTGAAGCTGCACTATGTAAAATTAAACCTAACCCTAAAGAAATTAGTTTAACAAATCGAGATGAAAATTTATTAGGTGCTTATTCTTCTTTTGAAGGATCACCACTTAGTGAGGGTAATTTTCAATTTGATCTTTGGGGTGTTAAACCATCGAATCGTTATGATTGGAATAAATTAAGAAAAAATATTAAAAAATTTGGAGTAAGAAACAGTTTACTAGTTGCACCAATGCCTACAGCAAGTACAAGTCAGATTTTAGGTTATAATGAGTGTTTTGAACCATATACAAGTAATATTTATTCTCGTCGAACACTAGCTGGTGAATTTGCTTTGGTAAATAAACATCTAATGAAAGAATTAGTAGGTTTGGATTTATGGAATGAAGATATTAAAAATACTATAATTGCTGATAAAGGTAGTATTCAAAATATTAAAGAAATTCCTCAAATTATTAAAGATAAATATAAAATTGTTTGGGAATTTTCGATGAAAGACTTGATTGATATGGCGAGAGATAGAGGAGCATTTATTTGTCAATCCCAAAGTTTTAATTTATGGATGGAATCACCAAATGTCAAAGCTTTAACAAGTATGCATTTTTATAGTTGGAAAGCAGGATTGAAAACAGGTATTTATTATTTAAGACGAAAAGCACAACACCAAGCCCAACAATTTACAATTGAACCTGAAAAAAAGAAAGAAAAGAAACAAGAAGAAGAAGGTTGTACAATGTGTTCTGGTTAATTTTATTAAAATAAATCTTTAATAAATAATGTAGTAAATAATTTAGGTCCAGAGAGATTTTTATTATGTCATTTACACCTTTGAACATTTAAAACGCCTACTTATTATAATACAAATTTATTTTTTGTTTTTGGCCTACTTATATTACAAGTATGACATAACATTCTTAATGAAGCATGTTCATTATGATATTTTAACCATTTATCTTTAAAATCAGTGTCTTTTTCTAAAAATCTTCTTCTATGTGTATCATCATTTAATTCTCCAAATTTATCAGGTATTTCTAAATCATTATTTTCCTTTATAAAATTTGATACTAATTCATCAAATGCGGAATTTTTTCTGTCATTATGGTCTACATCTAATCTTTCAATATTACCACATATTTGACAACCATCATTATAATGATCTTTTTTAAATTGCTTTATTTGTGAATCTATACAGCTTCTCATAGCAGACATTAATTCGTGTTTTTTGGATTTATGCTTTGCGGATATAGCACATCTCCATGATATATCAACATTATTTCCATCATTTTTAACAATAAGTGTTTTTAATGCCTTTTTGTTTAATGTGTCATACATAATTTTTATATTACACATATTTTCAGTTTTAGAATTAAAATCAGGATGTCTTTCTAATATTTTAATTAGTATATAATATTTATCTGGATATGCATTCTTAACATCATTACAAATTCCGATATCCTCATATATAATTTTTTTAACATATTTCTCAAATTCTCCCTGTGTTTTATATTCTGCATTTAAAAATGTAACTGGTTTTCGTGGCATTATAATAATAAATTATTGTTGCCTTATTTTTAAATATCTATTATCTTTATAAATTTGGTAAGCATTTTAAATGTTCAAAGATGTAAAAAAAAATCCATATACAGTAGATTTCTCTCAAGAAAGAGAAATTTTTAATGAAATTATCTCTAATAAAAATATCTTAAATGAAATTAAAAAAAATATTCATGTAAAAAATAATATTTTAAGTGATCTTGAAGATATAAATAATTTATCTGATAAAAATTATATAATTTATAAATCTCTCTATGATAAAATCATTAATGTTGGAGAATTTAAAAATCCTAAAAAAATAAATATGAAAAATTTATTAGGTAGTGCTGAAAGCTATTATTAATTAATTAAATGCAATTCCATCTAAAAATGTAATATCTTCTTTAATTATTTTAAAATTATAAATAGAATTTTTAATTAATTCCTCACATATTCTTAATATACAAAAAGTTGTAATGTAATTAAATATATTAATATCTGTTTTTTCTATACATGTTATTCCATATTTACTTATTAAACAATTGTCTATTTTCATATATATTTAATAAAATAAATTAAATATATTAAAACTCTTTTTAAAGAAAATTGAAAATAATTTATAAGATTATTTGTTATTAATGGGAAATACAACATCAGATGAATCCCTTCTATTACATAACGATTGTACTAGAATGTTACGAAGACCAAGCAAACAACTTTTAATTTTGGATGTATTAACTAGAATGAATAATTTAGATAAACTGTCCGAAGAAATCTCTCCAAATAAAATCTTTACAGAAAAAAATAATATAAAAAATGATACATTTTTTGAAAAGTTTTTAAAATTTATTTGTTGTAAAATTGATTAATCGTAACATATAAAATATTAAGTTTAAAAATAAATATAAAATTAAAATGTAGAAAATCATTTGGTTTCTTTTAAAACCTTCATATGGCCACCAAGGTAAAAATTTTAAAATCAAAATTCCTAATAAAATTAAAAGTAATGAATAGAAATTAGGATTTGAATATTTTTTATATTGAAGTATTGGTAATAATAATATAAAGTGAAATATGAAAACAAAAATAAATTGTATTAATCCATATTTATATCTAAAAATATCTTTTTTAACTAAAATTAGATTCCATATCCCTAATATAGCTACTAATAAAGAGGGATAAAATAGAATAGTTCTGGATTTTTTAACAAAAACATATAAATAAATAAATATGGGTATTAGAATCCAAGAAATTCCACCTTTAAAATAAAATTTATTCATAAAATATAAACATATTTTATAAATAAATAACCTTAATACATATTTATCTCTGTCTTATTTATCTCTGTCTCAAATTTTTTTAAACTTTCAATTTCAGTATTTAATTTATTTATTATAATTGTTAATTTAGCTGTAGTAATTGAATCATCAATATAAGTATCTTTTAAATTATTTAATCCTGCTAATGCTGATTCTATTGTTCTCTTTAATAGTAATGCACTATTACTATGATTTCCCTGTACTAAAAATTTATTTATATTTTCTATTTTTAATACTAAATCCTGAAGATATTCAATACTATTTTCTCTATTATATCCATTATACCATCTTGATAATGATGATAAAGTTGAATAACTATCTACAAATAATTTTTTTGAACCATCCATTACTATTAAACCTAATTTATCTTTTTCCTTAATTTGTTTTATAATTTCTAAATCCAAAATTATGTTTGAAATCTCAGTCATTTGTATATTTAAATATTTATTTTTTTTTAAGTTAAATTAGTAAATACTTCATTTGTAATTTGAGTACATCTCACAAAAGTACAACATTTTGGAAAATTCTTTATATTTGTTGCGCCAATATAAGAGTGAGCACTTCTAATTCCACCTAAAATTTCTTTAATTGTATCTTTAACTGGTCCTCTATAAGGTAATTTTACTAATTTACCCTCTGATGCTCTGTATTCTGGTATATTTTTATAATGTTTGTCTTGAGCTGTAGAACTTGACATTCCATAAAAAACCTTGTATTTCTTTCCATTTTCTTCAATAATATCTCCACCAGACTCATCATGACCTGCTAACATTCCTCCTAACATTACAAAATCTGCTCCTGCACCAAATGCTTTTGCTATATCACCTGGTGTTTTACAACCTCCATCAGCTATTATATGTCCATTTAAACCATGTGCAGCATCAGCACATTCAGCTATTGCTGAAAGTTGAGGATAACCAACTCCTGTCATTTTTCGTGTTGTACAAACTGCTCCTGGACCAATACCAATTTTAACTATATCTGCACCAGCTAATATTAAAGCTTCTGTCATTTCTTTTGTAGCAACATTACCTGCAATAATAATTTTATTTGGAAATTTTACTCTTAATTCTTTAACAAATTCTAAAAAACATTCACGATAACCATTTGCAACATCTACCATTAAAAATTTAAATCTATCATATAAAGCTGGACTGAACAAAAAATCTGGAATTTTACCTTCTCCAATTGTTATAATAGAATTTGCAAAATTCATTTCACACATATCTTCTTCGTTATAAAATTTATGTAAAGCTGTTAATATATCATATTGACCTAATACATTAGCCATCTCTTTTGTTCCAACTGTATCCATATTTGCTGCCATTATAGGAATACCTTCCCATCTTAATGTTGAATGTCTAAACTTAAACGATCTTTGTAAAGAAACATCTGATCTAGATTTAAGTGTGCTACGTTTAGGAATTATCATAACATCATCAAATGCTAATTTAACTTCATTTTCAATTTTCATATAATAAGTTATAATTTATTATCTTTAAACAATTTTTCTATAGGTTAATAGTGGATTGTCTAATTCTACTAAAAAAGTAGCTCAATACGATTTACAATTGAATAAAATAAAAGAGTTTAATTCACAGAAGGAAGCATCAAAAGAATTAAATATATCTTATAGTGGTATTGGAAAATGTTGTTTAGAAAAACAAAAAACTGCAGGTGATTTTATATTTAGGTTTGTTGAATAAAATTAAGGAAACTTTTGGAGAAAACATATTGATTGGTTATGGAAATTCCTTCTATTAATTTTACATTTTTTATTATTTTTTGCCTAATAAAATAGGCGTTTAAAAGGTGCAAAGGTGTAAAATAACATTTTTAGATAATTAATTAAGATATAAAACCAAACTTTCCAAAATGGAAACATCTTTACCATAAATGTCTCCATTTCTTTATAACCTCTGTTCTCATAATATCCTTTTACTCCTTCCCCACTAATAACAACTATTCCATATAATCCTGCCTTCATTGTTTGAATTTCAGCTCTCTTCAGTAGACCTTTCCCAATACCTCTATGTTGACATACATTTCCCTCTTGACTAACTGCAGTAGTATCTCCATATACATGTAATTCTCTAATTAATCCTTTATTTTTAAGTATATCTAAACACGTTAAATTATTTTTATCTACAATTCTTAATCTAATAAAACCAAATAGAGCTCTTTTATCTAAACTTACATATTCAATATGATAATTATGTCCATTATTTGAATAATAATAATTTGTATTATAAAAAGCTGGTTTTGTATAATATTCACTATGTCTCCCAATCTCTCGTGATCTAATATCCATACTAATTATACCTTCTTTATCTAATTGATCATCAATCATCTGTCTTAAATTTGCATTCGTATTTCCACAATGTATGTAATTAATAGGAATATCTCTAACAACTCTAGGAAGACGACACCATGAAGGACACTTTTCCATACTATATCTTACAACATCAATTAAATCTTTTGGATTATTATCAAAATATGGTGTATATTTTCCTTGATCATACCATTTTTTTGTAATTGTCCAAGGAACAATTTCATGTGGATAAACTTTCATTTGATCTGGACAAACAATACTATATACATAATCAAACATTTCTTTATCAATATCTGGAGTTGCACCTGGTAAATCAGGCATAATATGTATATCTACTTTAAAACAATTATCATATAAAAATTGCATAGCCCAAAGCAACTGTTCAACAGTATGACCTCTATTAATTTTTTTCAAAATTGTATTATCTATATGTTGTGCTCCTAATTGAATTCTTGTAATACCCCATTTTCTATAACATTCTAACCATTCTTTATCTAGAGTGTCTGGTCTAGTTTCAATACAAATTCCAATAATATGAATATCTGCAGTTTTATTGATTTCTATTTCTTGTTGAATGCTACCAGGAGGTCTGAGAGATTTTAATTGATTAAAATCAAAATCATAATTACAATCATCATAATCTGGAAACAATTTTCTGAGTGACCAATAAATATTGGCAGCATAAAATAAATCTCGGTAATATTTTTCTAGATAAGGTTTTGGATAAGAATTATGAGTACCACCTTCAATAATTAATTCTAATTTATCTACAATATGTCCCATTGAAAAATAACTATCCATTCTAGAAAACATTTGTCCAATTGCTCCAAATTTTTGTTCATTTGCTCTTTGAACTGCTGGTTCTAAATATAAATAACTTCTTGGTTGTGCTTGCCATTTATTTCCTTCATGAGCAGGTTCATTAGGACAATAATAACAGTTCCATTGACAACTAAATTTTTGTCCATCTGGAAATGGAGAAGTTAAAACAGTAATACTTGTGATACCAGATACATTACGAAATGGTTTTTTTCTAAGAAGAAGTTTTAAAATTTGAATATATTTAATTAAGTCTGGAGAGATTTCTTGAATATTTATTTTATTTTTTAGAGTATATAATATTGTAGATTTTCTACAAGATAATACTGGAGATTTTTTTTGTCCCTTTTTATTTTCTTTTTTGCTCAATAAACTTTGTTTCCTTAATTCTTTTGTAAATTGATCCTTAAAAAGAGTATATAATTTATTATTATTATCTAGAGATGTTAAATGATCATTATCTTTAATCCACTTTAATAAATTATTAATAACTTTTAGATAAGTATCTATATTATTGTCAATTTGTTTATTATCAAAATTATTAAAATTTTCTTCTCCATTCTTTTTTTTTGTTTTCAAAAAATCTTCAATATCACTCATAATATCTTTTTGAAATTATATATAAGGATTTAAAAAATTCAATTTTTTAAATAATTTTTTATTTCTGGATTTTGGAGAAATAAGTCATTATTATATATGATTTTTAAATAACATCTTAAAGTAAATATAATATCTATAAAAGCATCATGAAATCCTTTATGTTTTTCGTTAAAAATAAAATTTACTAATTCTTCTAATTTTGGATATTTATAATCTGTACTTATGTTATCATTTTTAAAAGGTAATTTACAAACATTTTTTTGATTTATCATTGTACAATATTCACTTTTATTAATTCCATTATTATTAAATTTAATGAAAACATTATTTCTTATACCTTCTACCATTAACATATTTTTATCAAATTTTAGATTATGTCCAACAATAATATCACATTTGTCTAAGACTAGATTAAAATTTTTTAATATATTAATAATATTCTCTCCCTTTTCATTACAAATTTCTTTTGTAATTTTATGTATATCAGTACTTTCTTTGTCAATTGTAACATTATCTGATATCTTAATAATTTTATTAGCTTTTTCTAATATTAAATTTTTATCAGAATCATATAATATCCAGGCAATTTGTAAAATAAATGGCCAATTATGTGATTCCATAATACTTTGTGATCTAGATTTAGGTAGACCAGATGTTTCTGTATCAAATACTAATATTAACATAATAAATAAATAAATTTATTTATTTATATTAAAATATTAATTTAGATTTTTTTTATATAAATTTTATAATGAATCTTACTGAATTCTTTTTATTATTATTTGTATTAGTATCTATGGGATTTGGAATATATTATATGTTTGGAAAACAATTAAATGGTTTGGTTCCTATTATTATTGGAATAATTGCTACGTTTATTATTTGGTATATATTATCCAATAAAGGTAGTAAAAAAACATGAAAAAATATTAAATACTATAGCTTTAGTAGTAGCTTTTGTCGGTGGTCTTTTATGGGCTACAGGTGAATGGATGGTTTATGTAGGATTAGATGATCATCCATTATTAGATCCATTAGGTGCATTTGCCGCAGCATCAGGAGCACTAATGTCTTTAATATTATATGTTAATGGTTAAAATCGTAATATATTTTTATACATTTTTTCTTGGTAAATTCTAAAAATACAAATAGCTAATATAACAAATATTGTTATAGTTC